TTATTATATTTGCGTGTATTATAATAGAACAACATGAATGAATACAAGTTTTATATGATGCATTATGGCGAGCTTGGTGCCGGTTGGAAAGACTTGGAAATAGATTTCCCAGGTTTAAGGTATAAAGAATGTACAGGTCTTAATTCGTATGGAGAGCCTACAAATATGTATGCAGAGGATTTTGCTGAGACAAGCAAGGCGGAGGTGTATATTTCCAGCACACCGGCACACAAGCAGACAACTATAAAACTGACATTGATATTCTTGGAGGATGATACCAAGGATGATAAGTCTTACCATGACTTTATGGCTTTCATTACCGGTTCTAAGATTGCCTACCGTGATACAGCGAGGAAGAGAAAGGTCCTTATGTACCTTTCAGGAGCCACAGAGCCTAAAAGCGATACCCTTTACGGGCAGAAATATAAGGAAGTGACGTTTACGTTCAAGAACGTATACGGGCATTCCTTCGGATATGACGAAACTTTTCCTAACGAATAACAATTAAATTCTATATTGCTATGTTTTTAGAAACAGAAACCTTATCGGAAGCATTATCCTTTGCGAAGTGCAAGGATTTGCCCAAGAAGCTCAATCCCGAACTGGGGCTTACTTGGATATTGGCTATCGCCCTTATCAAGAAGAAAAACCTTATGAATGCCTATGCCATTGTTGAACAAAGGGCTGACGGACTTATCCAGTACAAGAAGACATTCGGGCGGCTTTCTCCCATTGATGGCCTTATCTCCATCCATCCGTATATGTACGCGGATGAAGAGGCGTTGGGAATGGCTATGAAAGCAAACAGACGAACTATCGCCATGCACTATGCTGATGCAGCGGACGACATCATTGATTCGGACGATGAGAAGTTCAAGGTGTACCAGTTGCAGTATGCGATGGATATGCAGAAGCTGAACATGAACCAGGAGAAGCCTAGATTCGGGAAGTCTGTTGTTGATGAAGCGGAGGAAGCGGCTAATCCGGTTGTTGAGGGAGTGTTGAAGGAGAATGAGGCGTTGGCGACAATTGAGGACGAAGGAGAGTGTGTTATCGAGGTCGAGGGCGCTAAGACAGCGTTCAGACCGAAGAGAGGTAGAAAGACTAAAACGGAGGAATAAGGTATGGCAAATAACAAGGAACAACAAGGATTTGAATTCATCATCAAAGAAAGTGATGTGTTGGAGAGAGAAAACTTCGGCTCGTTTGAGATTATAATCACGAAAGGATATGCCTGTTTTAAGAACTACACAGGATTCCGGGTGTTCACTACCCCGTACGCTGTGGGATTGGACGGTGTGGCACATGAAACATCTCTCTATGCGTGGTTGAAGTATATGGTGGACTTCAAGAAATCCATCAAAGACAAAGAGAATGAAATGTTCGGGGAAACTACTTCCACCAACAAGGAGTTCTTGGACGGTATGAAGGTGCTTACCGAAGCGAACCTTATCAAGCCTATGGCTGTGTTCACAGATATTAATGAAGCGCAGAAAGAAGCCGAAAATTATATAAAGTGGATGGAAGGTCAGATGAAAGATTTGAATAAAGCAATGAACACTACGCCACCTGAAGAAGATTTGAAGGCGAATGCTGAATTTGAGCAGAAGGTTATCATGGCAGAAGAGGCTAAGGAGGTACTCGATGGAAGTGTTGAAACCGAGGAAAGACAGGTATAATCCTGATAATACTTACCGTATCTATATCAATATAGGTAATCATCCGGGTGCGAAGTGGGTATCTTTCAAGGACAAGGAAACCGGGGAGGTTACTAAGGGTATATTCTTGCCTGACTGGGAAACTGGAGGCATACGGATAAGACATGGACAAGTCAAGTTTGAAATTAATGCAATACCCGTAAAAGGAAAGATAAATACTCATGTGCTTATTCCTGCTGTATATAAAGGTATTGATTGTGGACTTGGACTAAGCATAGGTAATAAGGTGACAGACTTTAAGAAGGCTGTTATTGGAAACATGTATATATGCGGAGAAATACTTAATGAAGACCAAAAGAAAATACTAGAAAAGTATGTCAGAAGAAAAGGATTCTTTAAAATCGGGCGTTATAAGAAAAGTTGAGCGTATCGTGTGTGATTGCGTAAATAAAGTATTCTGCAATCAGGACCCTGTATATTCTTCAACTATCTATGAAGGAAGGACAAACATTATTCTTACAGGGAGGATTGCGAGAGGTGCAGTTTTTGCCGTATTGCATAACAGGTTCGGAATCTCATACGGTAATATTGCCAAACACTCAAAAATTAGCAGCAGGAACATTATACGGTCCGTAAAGACTTATAAGAGCATTCCTGATTCGGACAATGCCGTAATGATGATAAAAGAGCTTATAGAAGTTGAACTAAAAAAATTCCCAATTTTATGAATGATTTACTTTCTTTTAAACGTAATGTCATGATGCTCGGTCTTTGCACTGGATATAAGAATAAATGGGACGTAGCTACAACTAAGGAAGCGTTAATGGATATAGCTTTGGATTCAAACGGTGTGGAGCTGTTGACAGATGCTCATAGCTTTGGATTCGGTATGGATATTCAGTATATGGAACGAACGTTTTCTGACTATATTAATGGCAAATGGAAGCGGAGCAAGGATGGATATACTTCGTGCCTGTATGTGGACTTTAACGGGCAAATAGAGCAGGACTGCACGCTTACTACGGTGCTTGCTTCAAAGGTTGAGTTCCATGTTTCAAAAGGGAATGTGTGCAAGCTGTATGTTGGAGGTGGATCTACTGTAAATATCACCGGAGAAGGTATCTGCTACGTGTACTCATACGGTCACAATAAAGTGACCGGCAGGTTTAAGTCAATGAATTGTATAACTAAGTCCGAATGGGCTAAATAACATGCCTATATCCACGTGTAGAAAAAGTAACGGGTGCGTTGGTTAATACTGGCGCACCTTGCTTAAAAATCAGATTATGAAAGCAACAGACTTAAAAATAGGCAACTATGTTCATATCAAATTCCGCTCCCCACAGGGAGAAAGGCTTTCCATCCCCATGCAGATAGTCGGAATATTTTCAAGCATCAATGGGGCAAGCCCGAATGATACCGTTTACCTTGACTTTGAAGGAAACGAAGGTGATATATGGGAAGAAAAAGTACAAAATTTAGTATTCGCTAAAACGGAGCTTAAAAAACAATGAATTATATAGAAGAAGAGCAAATACAAGCCGACATAGAACGGTTTGAGCAAATAGGTAGCGATATTCCCGATGATGGAGATATGGTTGAACAAATACCATTGTTCAGCTCTTCCGATATGCAGTCAGTCATTGAGGACGGTAAGAAGAAGCCTCCTATTCATAGGCTTTGGGGCGATTTTTGGTGGGAGAACGAGCTTGTATTCTTATTTGCCGATAGCGGAATAGGTAAATCCATTCTTGCCACGCAGATAGCCTACGAGATAGCCAAAGGGGAAAGCGAATGTACGGAGGTGGAGGTAAGTCCTCAAACCGTTTTGTACTTCGACTTTGAGTTATCGGACAGGCAGCTTGCAAGAAGGTACTGCAATGCGGATTTCCCGAAGTCGCTTATCCGATGCACCATATCGGAAGAAGTGGACAGCGAAGATTTTAACATGAACGTGATTGACGGCATAAAAGACAAGCTGATTGATACAGGTGCAAAGGTTATGATACTTGATAATCTTTCCTATCTTTCTACGCAGACAGCAGAAGCGGAGTTCGCAGGTGCTATTATGGACGGTCTTACAAGATTGAAGCGTGAGCTGAAAATCAGTATCATGGTAATAGCGCATACGCCTAAGATTGAGGAATGGAAGCCCTTGTCTAAAACCAATATGGCAGGGAGCAAGCTTCTTTCCAACTTTGCGGACGGGGTGTTTGCCATAGGACGTACAAGGAATGGAGGACGTTATCTAAAACTACTAAAAACTCGCATGGTGAGTGAACCGGATGAAAAGTCGCTCCTGCCATATTTCAATATTATTTCGGAACCTTACCTTCATTTTGAAAAGGTTGGTGATGAAACGGAAAAGAAATTACTTATGGGAAAACCTGCAAAAGATTTTTTCACTTCTATTTGGGATAGAGCTGTTGCAGAGCCTATCCCTTTGAACGAGTTGGTTAAACTGATTATATCTAAAGATAATTCTAAAAATAGTGCAAAATCTAAGGATGGTAATGCCCGTAAGCGTATAGACCGTGCAATAAAGTACGGATCTTTAAAAAAGGACGAATTGAAGAATATATATTTGAAAACTGACAATTGACATGAATGTTGAAGAGATAAAGCAAAAGAAGCAGGAGTTGGGCGAAAAGATAGCTGTTCTTCTGAATGGGTTTGAGGATGAAACCGGAGTTCAAGTTTCTGATGTTGGATTTGTCCGTAGGGTTTCTTATAACGAATTAGGTCGTGAAGTTGGCAAAGAGTATGTGGTTGAGGTGAAAGTGGAGCTATGAACAGTAAATTTCAGATACGTCAGTTTGAGCTTACCATATACCCACGTAAGCTATGGGTTGTAAAGGGAGGCTCTTTTAAAGATATAGAACGCACTTTTTATATCGAAGAATCTGAAGAGGTTGAGGATATGTTAAAATCATGCAAGGCTATTACGTTTAGAGCCTCGATAAAAGACGGTGATTGGTTAGGTGTTGTTGTATATATAAAACAAAAAATGGGAATTAAGGACATAGCGCATGAGGCTCTTCATGTATCTTCCTTTATTTTTTCTGACATTGGTGTTAAAGGTGATTTTACAATGATGAGGCACAAGCTTATTTGGTAGGCTTTGCTGCCGATTGCATCAATCAAGTAGTGATAGGAAGGTATAAGTAGCGATGATTTCTTTCTTTGGGGGCGTTGTGTATTGTCGCAGCGTTTTTTATAATATGCTATTAAACATGTATAAATTAAATAAGAAATCCATTGCAATACAAATTTTAGCCTCTATATTTGCATCATAATTACGCTCATGGCTACGCATACCTTAAAGCTGTATTTGCAGCTTATCCTTGAATAATAGGTATGCTTACCCCTTGTTTTTTTACAAATAACTCATTAGTATTATGGCATACAAAGCATTAGACATCGCAAATAAAATTATATCCAAAACAGATTTGGAACATGGTGATACTATATCAAATCTGAAATTGCAGAAGATGATGTATTACCAACAAGGTTTCCATTTGGCATATTTTGGAACACCATTGTTTGATGAGGATATTGTTGCTTGGCAATATGGACCGGTTGTCCCTTCTGTATATAAGGAATATAAATCGTTTGAATCCAATTCTATATCGACTTCAAAAGAAGGTATATCTTTATCAGATGATGAAGAAGAACTTTTCAACAATGTTTATGAGGAATACAACCAGTTTTCTGCTGTAGCCTTGATGAAAATGACACATGAAGAATCTCCTTGGAAAACCACGGAAATAAACTCTGTAATAAGCCGTGATAAGATGATGGCGTTTTTCAAAACACAAATTGAAGCATAAATGAGTGGCAAGTTTAAGTTAAAGCATAAAGATGTAAAGCCTAATTTAAAAGAAAAAGAGGTTGATGCGAGAAGCAAAGAACCTCTTTTCTGCTTTAAGTACTTGGATATGAAAACATCTTTAAAAGGATGTGATAATAGTGTGTTCAAGGATTTTGTAACGAGGATGCAAAAATTGTGCTGTCTTACTTGGAAAGATATAAACGTTTCCGGGAAACACCAGTATGGTTTTGAAATGATACCAATCAAACAGTTGAAGCCAACATCCCTTCCTGCAATAATCACAGAGGATATTAAAGAACTTGCTGTTTTCAGATATAGTGGCGATAACCGCCCTTTCGTATGTCTAATAATGGACTGTGTGATATACCCTATATTCATAGAAGCTAAATTCGGTGATATATACGACCACGGAAGTAAATAATAACAGATTTATCATACGTATGAAGCGGTAAGAGAACATCCTACCGCTTCATTTTTATTGCATAACTACACGTAAATCCGGGTCCTTAGAGTTAGCGTTAATGGGCACTTTGCTTTCTAACATGCCTCTTTTTTTGCTCCATTGTAGATTATGTGGTAATTTTGCGACGTTTAACTAAAATGTAACGTTGCTATGGACATACTATTTTTTATTGCAGTTGTCATTTGGGTTGCAAAAGGTGGACTTATGAAAAGTTCAAGGAATGCAAACAGTAGCTTTAGAAAGGGGCTGAGAAGATGAAACGATATTCTAATCACGGGTCATACAGAGAACTTCTGTTTGATGAAAGATGGCGTGAAAAGAGAACGCATATATTAGAAAGAGATGGATATAAATGTGCAATATGTGGAAGTGAAAAGAATCTGGTTGTACATCATAAGCAATATCATATTGATAAAAACGGGAGGAAATTTCCACCATGGGAGTATAATGATAAGCATCTTATTACGTTATGCAGTTCTTGTCACCAAAGAGGACACGCAAAATTTGATATTCCAACTAAAACTATAAATAAACATGGGACTTTTTGACTTTTTAAAGAAGAGCGACCAAATTAATAACACTGGAGTTGTTGGGTTGCCAAATGTGGAGGATGTTAGTAAAGAAATTCTGCCAGAAATTAAAAGAGAGGATTTTGTTGATGATTCAGAACCAATTCTAGAAAGCAATGCTATGACCATAAAATATGGTACAGGTATGCCTATTGATGCAATTTATGCTTACATACAAGATGATTATGAGCAAGAAGGATATAGTGATGCGATGTGCAATGCAGATATGGCGTACAAAGAGTCGAAGAAGGAAATTATTAAGAATGGGCTTAAAATGCTATTTGAGCAAGTTCGTTTAAGATATGAAAGTGACATTCGAGATATAAATGTGCAAATTGATATTGTGGATATTCAAGGGTTGACTACTTCTTCTATGTCTTTGAAAGCAAGAAGAGATACTTATAATGAACATCTTAAAAAAATAAACGATATGGAATTGTCTCTTGACAGAGAAGACAAAAAGATGATGAATATGATAGCTTCTTATGAAAGGGGTTTTTTAAAAGGAGTGGCTGCAAAATCCGAATCTTTTATAAATAGATAATAGTTTATGGGAATACTTACTAAAATAGGATGCTTTCTTATAGGTTGGAGAGTTGACATATTGAAAGACTGTGGAGAGGCAAGCCATCGTACCTTTAAAAGGCTTACTTCTGCCATTACTATAATGATGATATTATGGGGTACAATAGGATTTTGCTTTGCGGACAAGTATATTAATATAGATTCAATGTACGGGAAGTGCGCTGTGTCTTTTGCATTTATGGTTATTGTTTTATGTATAGAACGTATTATCATTTTAGCTGTTGGTAAACCAACATGGTCTTATGTGTTTAGGTTTATATTAGCTGTTCTTATGTCTTTCCTCGGTGCTTTTATATTTGACCAAATTATTTTTCAAAATGACTTAGGAATAAAGGTGGATGAAAATAGGGAGAAACAGATTCAGAAGGCTATATCTTACAGGTTAGAAATGTATAATACTGATATTAAGATTCTTACAGAGGCTATAGATTCTATTGGACGGATAAATGTTGAATTATATGAAAAGTTACAAAAGAATCCTGTTATAAAAGTTACAGACATTGATAACAAGGAGGTTGTAGCAGGCGTTGATGATAAAGGTAATCCCATAAAAACAAAAACTACAAATGTAGTTACAAGAAGTATGGAAAATCCAATATCTGCGCAAACAAAAGCTAATGAAAATCAACTTGCTATTTATCAAGAACAATTAAAAAAACTTCAAGAGAACAAGAGTGTAGTAGATAAGGAGGTTCGTTCAGATTTTGCAAAAAGGAAAGTTGGTTTTATAGAAGAATTAAATGCAACATGGGAGGTTATAACCAGTAGTTTTTTGTCTATTACTTTTTATTGCATTTTATTTTTGGTTCTTGTTTCTTTGGAAATTTTTGTTGTAACAATAAAAAGTGGTGATACTCATTGCGATTATGATTTGATAGTGGAGCATCAACTTAATATTAAAAAGAAAACACTGGAACAGACAGAGGATAGATTACTAAACAAGAAAGATAAATGAAATATGAAAAGAAAATTGTAAAATCAGCTCTTGATTTTATAAAGGACGTTGCAAGTGAAGTGTTAAATGATAAAAACAGACTTGCAAAAGCTATCGCTGTTCATATTAGAAATGGAATTTAAGATTTTCATTGGAAGTATTTGTCAGACGAGGATATGCATGAACTTAATCCGAGAATAAGGAATGCAATATATACGTTCCTTATGGACTTCAAGAAAGATATTTGTAGCATATCTGCTGAGTGTGATACACATGAGTGTATTGATTATATAGCCAATAACGCATATATCTACCTTTTAGATATTGGTATAAGCAACGAACTGGTAGTGGAGTTTGACGAATGTGTTTTTAAACGACTATACGAATCTTTTTATGACATTTCTAATGGAGGTTATGATGATGGCTGAACTTGAAATATTGCGAGTCCCTAAATATTGGGAAGATTGCGTATATATTGATTCATTGACTAACAATTAAAATTATGTTATTATGAAGAAGATTTTATTATTAGCGGCATTCGCGTTGGCTTTGGTGTCGTGCAAGTCCGAACAATCAAAAGGCGAAGATTTGATAGATGAATATATGGAACAAACCGCCTATGATTATGAAAGCTATAAACCCGTAAGCACAAAAGTTCATAAATGTAATTCTATACATTGCAATCTTAATGCAATATCTGTTGCGAAAAAGATAATAGAAGAATACAATGAAACTCACACATCATTTAATTGTTTGGAAGGTAATGATAGATACGATGTATATGATTTGATAAGAAAGTATCGTGAGGAATTTGGGGACATTGGTGATGCTTATGAAGACCTAATAAGAAAAAACTATTACGACGGATATATGATAGACCAAAAGTTTAGGATTAAAAGCCGTGGTGGATATGCTATACTTACTACTGTAAGATACATTGTTGATAATGATTTTACCCGCATAGTAGAATCATACGAAATGCCAGAAGATTATGAAACCACCATATCGGTTGGATATGTGATTAATAGTTTTCAGGACGTTGTTCGTTCAGAGAACAATGAATAATAATGATTATGGACTAATTGCCACAATTAGCATAAGAGCGCGTTGAGGTTTCGACCAACGTTTCAAATGAAGAGGCACTCTACTTATCGCAAGCGGAGTGCCTTTTTGTATGAATTGGTTTAAAGACTACTGCATTACAACGCGCAAGGCTGGCCCCTTGGAATTTGGACTTGGTGCAAACACACGGTCTATCCTGTCCGAAAGGATTTCCAAATACCTCGTCTGCGCCCTCAACTCAACAATCATGGGGTTAGATTCGCCCGATTGGGATTCTAAGCTGTAGCGGGCTTCTAATAGCACTCTGATTGCGGCTATGTCAGTTGTCTGTTGATTGACAAAGAACCTAATAGAATTAAGTAATGCTTCAAGAGCTTCTGCTGTGGTTTCTGATACACCTTGTATTCCTTGTTGAAGTGCCGACAATTCAGATTTCTGCCCTACACTTGTGCCTTTGTATCCTAATGTTTCCATAAGCGCAAGCAAATCTTCATTTAATCCTTTCAATGCGCTTTCTCCAAGAGCCTGGATGTTTGCAAGCTCTTCTTTAGTGAGGTTAATCCCTCCTACGCTCCCCTCTGTAACGGATTCATCTATTTTCTCAAACAGCTCCTTCAAACGCCCTTGCGCAAGTCTCATTGTAGCTTGTTTGACGATAAGATTTTCAATAAAACTATCAAAGTTTTCATTAAGGGCTTTTAGTCCATCTTCTGTTTCATTGAAAGCATCCATCCATGCTTGAACAAATGAAGAGGCGGCATCCTTATATTCTGACTCCCCACCTATACCTCCTAATTCTAATTTCTGTTGGTCTAAAATTTCTTGTCTTGTCTTTTTCAGTTCATTTATAGCATCATTCCATTCATCAATACGTCCTCTATCAGAATCTTTCTTTGCCTCTTCTGAATTAATCATATTTTCATATGATTCAATCTGTTGGTCTAAATTGGCTATTGTATCTTTGGTTTGTGTACGAAGATCATCTGCACTCCAAGCGGCTTCCATCTTCTCCTTTAACTCATCGTATGCCCTACCAAGTGATTCTATATTCTTTATTTGCCGTTGGATTTCACGTTCTTTCTTCTTGTTCTTATTGCCAATGCCGAATATGCTACCGATGGTATTGCCTATTCCGGCAATAGTTTTCATTCCACCTGTAACCATACCCAAAACATTACCTGTAGCATAAGATGATGCAAATTCTCCTGCACCACTGAAAGCTTGAGACATTCCATTTAATGATTCAGAAATTTCTTCTGGCACATCAACACCGAAAGATGAAAGCATAGAAGAAACTTCTCCAAAAGCAGAATTGAATTTATCTATTTTTTCTGCATTTTTTTCAAATGCTGCACCGAGGTCTGCTATAGCTTTTTGCTTATCTTCTGGTTTTGCATTTTTCAAGTCTTTAAAAGCTTCAACAATTCCCTTGATAGGGTTTCTGTCTAGTTTTTCACCTTTCAGCTTCTCAAGCTGTTCAATTATTGTTTTCAACTGTTCTGGCGGCAAACTTTTGAGAGACCTTCTAAATTTCTCTAATTTCTCGAGAATACTATCAATAGCTGCCGTTGAAGAATAGTCAAGATTTTCAAATAGCTTGATGTATTCGTCTGTATTTTGAAACGCCTTCCAAGTATTTTCATCTGTCTTCTTATCGTACTTTTTTTTAAGGTTGGATTCAGCTTGCGCTCTCTGCTCATCTGTAAGGGTTGCTTTTGCTATATTTGCCTTTTCTTCGTAATACCACTTATCAAGCTGTAATTGTTCTGAAAGTTGTGTTTTATAATCCTTGAGAATTCTAATAGCAAGGTCTGTGCTTTCCTTATCACGCTGTTGGCCCAGCTTTTTAAGTGCTTCATCGTAACCCTTTTGGTCTGCCTTACTTAACTGTCCATTTTTATCACGTTTGGCTTCATATTCATCACGTATCCCTTTTTCTACATCATCCAACGTCTTTGCAAGTCCGGGAAACAACTGTTGTACCTCCGCTTCGGAAAGTCCTACATTTTTCAGTTTCTTGTGCAAGTCCAAGCCATTGAAAAGGTCTTCAATGTTCTTTTTTGTAGTTTCAAGCTGATTCTTTAAATCTTCTTGCTGAATCTCTATTTTCAGCTCTGCAATAATCTTTTTAAGTTCAGTGATTTTCTTGCTGTCTGTTACATCTTTAAGGAGTTCTTCATACGCCTTAATCATACCTTCTTTGGTGGGCAGAATATTCATTTTATCCATACCTGTAAATTCCAAAGCTGGTTTGAAAGCGGATAGAGTTTGCTCGATAGCGGCATTCTCTCCCATAAGCTGATTCAGTTTCTCATAGCGTGACTGCATTTCTTTTAGGACAGAGATACGCTCTGCCCAAATGTCACGTTCGGCTTTTGAACCTTTATTTTCAAATGGGTTAACGCCAAGAGCGTTGGATAAATCAACTTGCGTTTTCTTGTATTCAGATATAGTTTCAAGTATGAGTTTAACGTCAACCATATCTCCACTCTTAATATTAAGAACAGGATTTTGCGAATTAAGGAAATTTGCTATTTTTGAATCAGCTTCTATTTGTTTTACGTTCTTTCCAATAGCAGCTATACGTTTTTCAACCTCTTCCCATGATTTTGCCGCCTTTGACGCTTCATTGCCTTTTTTTATAAAATCCTCAAATGGCACTTTCGCATCTATCGGCTGTGTCATGTTAAGATTGATTTTATACGTTTTCTTTTCAAAAAACGTCTTAAGGTAGCTATCCAACCAACTTGTTTCTTTCTCGACTGAATCTTGGTTAATGCTGATATTGATTCCGAAATGCTTGTATGCCAAATCTTTCGTGACAGCATCTAATTCCGATTTATCTATCCGGATTTTAAGTCTTTTCTTTTCCGCTTCTGTCTTGTATTTATCATCAGAACCATAAACAGACTCTAATTCAGAAATCATTTCTTTCTCATTCTCTATGTATTTTTTAGACAATGCGAAAAGTTCTGTAAGGCTGTTTCGTGCTTTCATGACTTCTTGGGTGTACATACCATTACCAAGCCTCATACTATTGAATGCGTTACTTAGATAAGGCCACATTCCTGCAACTTCATCTTTCATCCTTTTAGTATAAGTAAGCAAATCCTCTCCCTTTTTGGGTCCTTTTGATAGTTCTTCAAGTGCTTTCCTGTGTTCAGCTGAAAGATTATTCTCTTCGGTTGCAAGTTGCATCATTATTGCTTTCAACTCTTCACCTTGAAGTATAAACTCGCCAATAGAAGATGTGTATTGTTCGCTATCTTCATCTATATCATCTACAATCCATTTGGATTTATTTTTGGCGTATTTGGCTTCCATTATCCGCTGCTCATTAAGAAAAGCCTCATATTCTAAAAGATAATTTTTGAATGTTTCTTTGGCCTCTTCTTCTGAAAGATTAACTCCAACTTTAATGTCAAAGCCTTCGTTGTTCATTTCTTGAACGAGCTTGTCAAGAGATTTTTTTATATCTGATTCTGATTCGTCAGTTATTGTCGATATGCGTATTTTAGCCTCGAAATATTTGTTCGTGCTTTCTGCTATTGCCTTATTGTACTCTTTTATAGTGCTTATAAATTCTGTGACAATACCAATAGCTGCTGTTATTGCGACCAATGGCAATGAAGCCTTAAATGTTGCCCCGAATGCCTTTATTGCATTGCCTGCTTTGCCAAGACCTACTGAAAATAACCCAATCGTTCCATTTGCCACTCCTATTTTTTTAGCCCATACGGTGATGCCCATGGATGCGATTACCGGGGCAAACGCTTTCGCTATATTGACTACTGTTTCCCAATTATCAATCAATACTTTTACGGTATCAATCGCGCCTTTCAGGGTGTCTTCGTTTGCCTTTCCGATGGAGTTAAGCATCACATCAATACTGTCCTTCAAGTTGGAAATTTTACCTTGTAAAGTTTCAGCTTGGATTTCTTGCATATTGTAGAAAATACCCTCTTTGGAAGTCAAGTTTTCAAACACTTGTTCAACATTCTCAAATGTAACCTTACGTTTGGAAATCATATCTACAATCTGTGCCGTGGTATAATCTGCTTGGTCTCTTGTTTTGAACAACTTTTGAAGCTCCCCATACATATTGATACCTGCTTCCGTAAACTGACGAACTTCTGTACCACGCAAATATGCTGCCGCTTTGACCTGCCCATAAGCAAGGATAAGTCTGCCCATATCCACACCTAAACCAGCAGATACATCGGCAAGTCGTTTTGTCGTATCATATAACTTGTCGCTCTCAATACGGTATGCTGCAAGCTGTTTTGTGAATGTAACCAATTCCTTAATTTGAAATGGCGACTTTACGGCAAGTTGGACAGTCTTGTTGAAAATTTGGTCTGCCTGTGATTTATTTTGTAAGATTGCTTGTAACGAACGCTGCTGCAATTCAAATTCACCGCGCACTTTTGCCAACTTGCTGATATACCCTTCAATCTGTGACACGGAGAACAACAAAGCAAGCTGACGGCTTAATTGCCCGGCTGTATCCATCAGGTTGCGATGGCGTGTGGCAAGCTGCTGTGATTTGACTCCTGCTTCCGTCAATGCTTGGTTGTGTTTTGCGATGGCTTGGTTTATCTGTTCAAGTGTGCTTTTATAGTTGGCATCGGTAGTATTCAAAGATAAACGAGCTTTTTTTAGGTACTCTATTGCCGTGATTTGCCGTTGAAGTGTATTTGCTGTTTTAGAAAAGTCAAGCGCACCCTGTGCGGTTGTATTCTGTTTGTAGTTTTGTGCTTTTGCCAAATCTGCCGAAGCCTTATAAGCACGTCTGTCAGCAGCTATTCTTCTTTCCGTCTCTTTTTCTTTAGATTGGGCACGTTGCTCGTCCGTCTTTCGTTGCTCGTCAAGCTCCATCTTCATGTAGCGCATGGCTTCTACCGCAGCCTTTTGTTGCGGCTTTGACAAGTCCATGTTCTCAACGTATTTTTTCAAATCCGAATATCCCTGCTTCAATCCGGATATATTAAAGTTAGCAAATGAACCTTCTCCGATTTTATTGTTTCCTATTCTGTTTAGCAAATCTGCCGCACGTGAAAGGCTTTCGTTCAGAGAAGTAGTCTTTCTTGTAGTCTCTTCCGCACCTTTCCCTGCTCCTTCAAATGGATTACCTTTTATAGCATCTATCTTTTTGGCTAACGAAGTAATCACACTTTCCAATTTACTCGTATCCATTACCACACTGCCAAACCCGTTTTTCAATGCATCTGCTGCTGTATGGGCGTGCTTCTCTATCATCTCCAGCTTCTCATCGAAACTATCCAACTTCTTTAATACATCAGGGGTTATGTTGAGGAAAGCTCCTGCTTCGTTATTTGCCATATCGTTATCCTTTTTTATTAATTATGGGCATACCCAAATCATTCAAGTCCTTCAAATCGTCAACACTTCCTATTTTGCTGACCTTCTTTTTTTTCTTGTCCTTGTTTCCGTATTCTACATGGGAAAAATCAAACGAGCTTAACCGGACCTGTCCAACCGTCATTCCCCATAAATATTCGTCACGAGAGCACCAAGTGTTGGAACGCAGAAAATCAATCATCTGCCCCCACTCTGTACGGGATATTATCAGTTTTGTTCCGTTTTCTTCGTCTTCCTCGTCAAGGTCATTTCCCTCACGGTCTGAATCACATTGGTACTCTCGAAAAAAAAATCCGTGCTTATGAGGTTAAGGATTTCACCAAGCAATAATGCCCAGTCCTTTATGTCGTAATCTCTCCACATCAAAAGGTCAAAGACCTTGTGGTAGTCATCTGATAGTTCTTTTTTCTCATAATCAGAGAATATCCTGTCCCTGTCATTGAGAAGTGCAAGCGTTATCACGTGTGCAACTGCCGGTAGATTTACCGAGAACTCTTTGATAACATCTCCCATACTTAACTTCTTTCCCTTCACAATCTGACACGCTTGTTCGGCTATAAGCCATTGAACACCGGGCTTCAATCCTTTAATACGCCACTCCGTACCGTGAAGTTTTACAATGCTTGGGCTGTCATTCATTATCCTTGCCAAACGTTCCATTGACTCATCAGATATAGGAGTACAAGCCGTTACAACATTTGTCTTTAGTCCTGTATCTTTTTTCTTTGCTCTATATACTGCCATGATTATAAACATGAAGGGCGGCGGCATATAAGCCTACCGCCCGTAAACACTCTAGTTATCTATTATGAACAAGTTTTATTTGGGTAAAGTATAAGCTGAATCTACATAAAACGGTGTTCTGATAGTTCTATCTCCATCGGCGATATTTGCATCATACGCTGTTCCTGCAAGGTTGATACGACCCACATTAGAGTTCAAAGATTCAAGCATTATTTTTGAGTTAAGTTGGACTTTTGGAACCACAAATGCAGTCATCGTTTCTCCTTCCTCAAACACTACGTCAATCTTTGCATACAACTTCTTGTATTGAGCCGGAGCAAAGTATTTAGTAGAGACAGTAGTTCCTACCGTAAATCCCATGAGAGCGACCAATAGGTCTTTTTGTGTATCTGCAACCTCAGCTGTAAACTGGTATTTGCCAAGCTTCACGATGGAAAGAATGGGGCTGTCGGAAGTTTCGCACTCGATGTCGTTTACATCGTTATCGTCTTGAGCGATTGAAGTGGTATCCTCAACTACATCTTCAAGGATATAAGAGTCACCATTTGGCACATCGTCTTGTTCAGAGCCAGTGAACAGAGTTGCCACAATGTAAGAAGGCTTGATGTTTTTTTTGGCTGTTGCGCCAGTCTTTTTTACTGTCATAATTAAAAAATGTTATCCTGTTAATAATCTGTTTACCTTATTGTCACTTCTATATTTATCACGTTGTAGTAGTAGTTCCTATTTTGGTCATAATCTGCATCACGGAAATTTACATCAATCACATAATGGGGGTCTTTGCATGATTCAATAGCCTTGTCAAGCGCAAGTTCCATTTTGTACAGCTCCTTCACGGGTTTCGTGCCGTGACTGTCAACTGATTTTGCGTACAAGAACACGTTGGCAGAACCTTTGGCATAAGCTCCGTAATCTTTCATGGAAAGCACATCAACAAGCACCATTTCTTTCCAATTGCTTTCAACAGTGGCAGGCATATTCCCGATGAACAGGTTATCGGATATAGCCGCTTTTGTAAGCAGCATGGAAAAAAAGTTTTCCACTTTTGATGTTGTCTTGTATTTACTATCCATATAATCAGTATTTACCGTTCTTTATAATTCCAAAAGTTGAACCTTTAATTCTGTTACTTAATGCTTTGAGTTGGTTTTGAGCAATGGCGATTACCTCATATTTGTACTTTTCCTGTAATATTTGTCCGTATGGCATTGCGGCTACTATCACAAGGTCAATTCCATCATGAGGCTTATATTTACGTTCAAGAAAATCCGTTATCGCATCACGTCCGTATAGCGGTTCTCTCTCCCAAATTCTTGGGGCTAATGCGTATTTCGTTTGATAACCGCTTTTGGATAGTTTGCCATTAACATATATTCCCCATCCGTAGCTATCATGAAGGTTGTCTGTATCATTTTTATAAGTAACCCTATTCAATTCTTCTGCAATTATTTTGTCAGCTTCTTCCGATAAGAACTTTATAAGTTTATTCAATGAATCTGTCTTAACCTTCTTTGCCATATCTTACACTTCACTCATTTTTATGTCAACCGAGCAAGCACCAAGTTGACTATATTCAAGCCCTATAACCCTGCCTTGGATTGGTATTGCATAATTCTCGCATTTAAAATTGGTATTGAAACGTATAGGTAGCTTCTCACCAACTTTGCACGGGAAAAATACTTTATAGTCAGCCATGATAGTACCGGAGTTAATCAGCTTTGCAGCCTGCTGTATGTCACATTCAGTTTCAAGAAGGATGGTCTCTCCCGTAGTGGGGACTTCGGGAGAACTATCCGTCTTTTCATTCCCAAGCAAGTCACCGTCACCGAGAAGGTTCCCGTCTTCCGGCTTATTCGTTATCACGGTGTAGAATGTGCCATGAAACGGGTATTCTTCTATTGCTTTTCTTTTGAGACGCATAAACTATACATCTAATGAATTTTCATTGACCCAACTCATACTACCCGAATCCATGCTTTTCAACGCTTCTTCTTCACCATACTTTTTGTACAGTGCTTTCAGACGGTCTTTCAAGTTTTGGATTATAGCAGCCGTTACCGTCTCACTACCTATGTCCTGTCTGTAACTGCCATGTTGGAGTGATGATGAAGCCACAGACCACGGACCGTTAATGACAAGCTCGTACAGTGCGATAAGGCAATGGTCTTTAGTGTATTCATCTATTTCGGAACGGTCTGAAATAAACATCAAACCGTTTTCGTATGCGATATTTTCAAGCGCATCATCTTCAAAGACAAATCTCGTAAGCCCATTGAGGTATGCTATCGGGTCAAATGATTTTTCCATAACTACTACGCAATGTATTGTACATTTAATCGTCTGCCTGACTTGTGTCTACAATTACGTGATTACGGAATGTTTTCAGTGCAGGACAAGCTGACATCATTACATCAGTATGCCATTCCTTATACAGCCCGTTGTTTGTTGTTGTATTCACAATCGTGCAGAGACCATCGTTAGCCTGAGCAAAAATCTTGGTTATTACGCTTGAACCATACTTATCAAACATCTGTTTGTCTAGGTTATTGGTGTATTCAAACTCACAAGCATATCCGGCAGGGCGGAGAACAGCAATCTTATCGTCCCAACCTTGTACGAATGTGTCTCCGGTATTGGTAAGATTACGCTCACGTTCTTCAACAATTTCAATTGGAGATACACCGGGATAATCACGGAAAGCAGCTAAGAACAACTCTCGTGTAGTAGGCGCAGTAGCGGTTGTTGCGATGTAAGCTAAAGGATTTTTCTTGAAACTTTCAATCAATTCCTTAACTTCGGCATTTTGCAGCATTACTTCGTAAAACATCTTGCGTGTAACCTGCCATACCATTGCACCTTCATACCCCCATTCTTCACGATATTTTTTCTCCTTTTCCGCCATTTGACTGAGAATCTTACATTTTTTGTCTGTCCAAACTACTGTGCCAGCTTTAGTAAAGTTCTCTGTTGGTATATCAGCCTTATGCAACGGAGCTTGAACGCCACGTGCGATATTTCGGTAGTCAATATGACCTTTAGACATTAACTGTGCAGTCATGAAGTTCATGGTTGCGTCCGCACTATCAAGTTGGGACTGTAATGTATGTACCCAAGCGGCTACCAAATCGGCATCGTTTCCAAACAACTCAAACTGTTGTTCTTTTGCTTCACGTTCCATAGCTGTTTCAACGAAACCGGGAGCGATAAAATCAGGGATAGATGCGGTGTACCAGTGCAGACCGTCCTTATCCATTTGATTACTGTCACCAAGAGGCGCACGCAAATCCATCAAAGGAGCGGCTTTCAAGTCACGTCCTTTCACAGAAAAAGTAGCGATGCCATTAGGAGCGGTAGGTGTGGGAGCACCAGCTTTTACACCTTGAGTCTTGTACCAACCATAATTAGTGTATAGCAGACCTTCTGTATTGACAAAGGATTGCAAGAAACGTTGATTGGTCTTGTCTGAAAAGAATCTTGCATATCTGCTGTTATTAAAATCAAATTTAGGCATAGTTTCGTCAATTTTAAATGTTAAACCAACCCTTAACCTTGCTCTTGTTCAAAGCTTTTAATGCAGCCGAAAGAGGTTGCATACGGTCTTCGTAGAGGAATACATCTCCTAATGCCAATGCAGGAGTGATAAGGTATCTTGCACCATCGAAATCATCTTCGGATGCAGCCGGGTCAAAAACAAAATCAAAGTCGCAGGGAAGGTATGAGTTAGGATTAGTGACCATAGCTTCTTTACCAGAACCTGCTTCTTTCGCTTCAACAAGAACAGATGAAGTTGTTAATGCTCCGAGGGTTGCGCTCAATGTAACTTTCCAAACATCGCCAGCCGTTCCGTCAGTCGCTTTTTCAACGGCTGTAACTGTTACCGCTGTGCCTTTTTCTGTCAATGTAGAAGGTTCTACCATAAGGATATCTCCTACGAATGGGATAAGAGAATATCCGTCTCTTTTTAGGTAAATATCTGTGTCTGTAGATTCAGTTGTAGCTTTTGCAACCGCATACGATTTTAAGATACGTATTTCGCTTCCATTAGAACCATTACTGGGAATATATTCAGCGAGCGTTCCGGCAAAAGCTCTTGCATTACCTTTGAATGGGTTTTTAACAATTCCACCACTGGTAGGAAATACAAGTGCGTCCTTCCCGCTCATCTGTAACTTCACGAAGACATAGCGATGACCACCAATGCTTCCGCGAGCCTGAACCAATGCTCTACCGGGAAGGTAGCCACTGTTCAATAGGATTTGCTGATAGAAATCTGACATTTTCTTTTTGGTTTAAATGATTATTATTTTTCTTCTCTGTGCGACTGCTTCTTTACGACAGCAACCACATCGGCAAAGTCATCGGTCTTTTCCTTACCGCCTCCCGTGCCGCCCGGAGTGATGTCGGGTGGAGTGTTAGCATTAAACTTATTGTAGCTCTTGACCAGTCTTTCTGTGAGAGCATCAACATCTGTTTCAGAATCAATGTGAATCAATTCGAGCTGGTCGTTAATCCAATCCTCGTTCTTGACTTCTTTCCCTTTTAAGGCTGATTTGAGTTGATTGCGTTTTTCGGAGATAGTTTTGGCTCTTTTCTCTTCCTCACGTTCTGATTTCAAGTCTTGGAGTTCTTTGAGCAACTTATCCAGTTTGCTTTCGTCTCCTTTGTTATCCTTGCCATCATCCTTATCTCCCTTATCATCCTTTGCGGGGTGATTCTTTTCCCACTCCTTTACGAATTTTGAATTGTCGTTCCTGATGTTGTTGTCATCCTCTTGGAAGTCCTCCAGATAATCGGCAACCGCATCATCCAATTCCAACTCGTCATTACCACTCGCTTTCTCCAACCGCTTGTAGATCCTTTCCACCTTGCCGTTGAAACTTCTCTCACTCATCGCCAAGTTTTTCTTGCCGTTGTTGGTGATCCCTGCTTTCAGTGCTTCTGAAAACTGTTCTTTCGTAAACTTCATACACTATATGTTTTATAATGATTATATGCGAAAGTAATGCTTTAACAAAAAGGTATAACTATAAAAAAATCACTGTATTTATCACTATGATAAATAGACATTGGTTTAAGTATATATTACCTTGTTATTAAGAGGTATTTTTGCTTTTGATGAAAGAGCAAGAAGTACATAGAGAAGTCGTAATCAAGCCGCAAGAAGGATTCCAAATGCAGTTTGCATCATCGTGCGTGGATGTGGTGTTCGGCGGAGGCAACCTCGGTGGAGGCAAAATGACGCTATTAACAGACTGTGTTATAACTCCTTATGGATTGAGAAAAGTAGGTGATTTAAAAGTTGGAGATGTTATTTCAGACCCAACTACGGGAGGTTCTCAATCTATTGCTCAACTACATCCGATAGAAGAGCATGAGTTTTATAGATTGACTTTTGACGATGGAACTTATGTGGATTGCTCAGAGGGGCATCTTTGGAAAGTAAAGAAGAGCGGTGGTAAATGGAAGTTAAAAGAAGCTATTTCTATATTTAATGACTACCAAGATAATGCAAACAGAAAGCGGAAGTTAATGTATGGGATACCTATTACAGAAGCCATATCGTTTTCTGAATCAATGTCGCAAGATTGTGATAGGCCACTGCATCCTTATTTTGTCGGCAATATGATTGGGAATGGATGTATGTCTAATTTTTACATCAATGAGTTACATAAGGTATCTCTTACTACTCCATTTGACGAAATAGCAATCAGGCTTTCTAAATTAGGATTTGATATGTCGCATTTTGAAGAAAGAAGCGGATGCAAAACATATCATATATACAATAAAGTAGTACGTGATTCAATATCACATATAGGTCTTTCAGGAAAAACATCAATAGATAAGTTCATACCTGATTCATATAAATACGCTCCAGTTGAGGAACGTAAAGAACTAATGAGAGGTCTTATTGATTCTGATGGAAGCGTTGATGAACGTGGCAGAATTTCATACTACACAATTAGCGAAAAGCTTGCTAATGATGTAGCTTTTGTTGCAAGGTCGCTTGGGTATTGGGTATCTAAACACGTGCAAACAAACAGAAGATATAAAACATCTGATGGGGAAACCCATATTGGGAAAGATTTATATAGACTTAGAATATCATGTAAAAATCCCAAGGAAATAGTAACCGTAAAAAATAAGGCTTCAAGACTACATGACAGGGTTAGAGAAATGACTAAATCTATCAAATCAATCGAGCCAATAGGACGAAAAATTGGTAGATGTATAACCGTAAGTAACCAACATGGACTGTATGCGACTAAAGATTTCATTGTGACTCACAATTCCTTTGCTCTTGTCCTTGCTCTTGCAGAACCGTTAATGGCAGATGGGGATTTCCGTGCGGTTATTACACGTAGGTCTTTGCAGTCGCAAAAGACGGGAGGTTCATTCGTAGATACATTCAAGGCTATATTCGGTGACTATTGTTCTGTAAAGACTGCCGATAGCCCTCGCATATCATTCCCAAGTGGTGCGTATTGCGACTTGACCTATATAGATGATACTAATCTTGACAAAATGCGTGAGCAATGGAAAGGTAAACAGATTGACGCTATATGTATTGACGAAATTACCGAAATGTCTTGGGAAGCGTTCAGCTATGTCCAGACCCGTAATCGTGGACGGTCAAAGACATTTACGGGAAAGTTCTTCGCTACACTTAATCCGAAACGAAGCCATTGGACGAGAAAATTCTTGGATTGGTATATTGGCGTTGATGGTTTTATTATGCCAGATAGAAACGGGAAAGTAAGATATTTCTATGTAAACGGCTCTACTGTTGATGATGTGGTTTGGGGTGATTCCAAAGAAGAAGTTTATGCTAAGTGTAAGATAGATATTGATAGGAAACTTGCCCGTATTGGAGGTGATTTTAACTATACGAATATGATTAAGTCATTCGTATTCTATCAAGGTAAGCTATCCGAAAATAGGGCTATGCTTGAAAATAATCCTAATTACATAGGCTCTGTTGCAGCTTCGGGCGGTAAAATGGCACAAGCTATCATTGAGGGCAACTTCAATGTTGACCCTGAAGAAGACGAAAAGATACCTATCCCTTCCACTTCCGCACAAGGCGTGTTCAACAACAACCCTGCCGTAAACGGTGACAAATGGATTACCGTGGATTTGGCGGATTACGGTACGGATAATCTCGTGGCTCTGGCATGGGATGGATTTCACGCATACGACATTCTCATTCTTAGCAAGTCCACTCCGAGAGAAAACGCTATGGCAGTGAAGACATTTGCATTTGAGCATGGAACAGCCGAAAGCCATATCATTTTTGACGCGACTGCCGGAAGGTACTTTAATGATTACATTCCCGATGCAGTACCTTATATCTCGCTAAATAAACCTTTCGGGCTTTACCAACTTACCGCAATGACAGTCAAGGATATGTGCTATATCAGATTATGCAAGATGATAGAGGAAGGCAACTTGACATTTGACGATAAACTTGCCGTTCAGACTTACACTCATCAAAACTTGAAATATAAAGTGACGATTGAGAACGAGTTTATGGAAGAATGTTCCGTTGTGCGGTTTGACGATATGCAGAGTGGGAAGAAGCGGCTTTGGAACAAGAAGAAGATGAACCAAATGTTAGGGAAAGGCAGGTCTATGGACTTGTTGGACCCATGCGCAATGAGGATGTTACCGTGCGCTAACATCGAATACGGGAATGAAATTCAAGCAGGGTATTACAATCACGAGGAAGAAACCAAACAAGCGAGCCATACACAGACAGAAGGAAGTATTTACGATGAACATTTATGGTATTAGGATATGATAAGCTATAACGACATAAAGGATATTATCAATTCCCTTAAAACAGAAGGAATTGAAGCAAGATTAAGAGACGTTGCCTATTTGGTAATGTGTGATTCTTTCGTAGATAAGGATCTTGCTGCAAAGGTTGCTTACCAAGAAGATGAAAAGCCTTCAAACAAGGTGTTATCCATGCTTGCCGAGAAACTGAAACCTTTCGGCATCGGTGCTATCACTACCATATCTAAAGATGAGAACCGAGAAGCGTTGCTGAAAGAAATATCGGAGATGAAACAGATTGCTGACGATGCGAAAGCAAGTGGAGATTCAGACACTTTTATCAAAGCAAGTAAGGTCGTGTTGGATGCACGCGTGAAGCTGAACGATAAATTCAATATTGAAGAGGAAGAGGGGCAGAAGCGAATAATCGTTGTTCCGCAGAAGCACGACATTATCTGCAAATGGACTTCGAGAGAGTGTTCTGCAATGCCGAGCAAGGAAGCCTGCATGAAGTATTACAACCTAATTGATGCGGAAAAATGACACGGGAAGAGAAAAAAACATATCTATTGCGGAACGTAAATGCCTTGTTGCAGAAGAAACCGTTTTTCAGAGGAAGTGACACTTGCTCTACAAACGACTATTCCGACGGTCAGTCCGCAGCTATTACCGATACACGCACGGCAAGGCTTCCGAATGTAAAAAAGAATATCGTTTCGCAGGAAAAGTTTCTGAAAGAACTTGACCCGATGAGCCATGAGGTATTATTTGATCAAAACTTGCCGAGCATTTGCGTGAAGTTAGAAGATGGGGGATATCAGGAAATCAAGTTCCAGCGCACGGCATTAGCTTTCCAAGAACAGATACTGGCGAGCCACGTAATCTACCTTTGCGGGAATCCCTGTACATTGTCTTTAAGAGGTGGCACTCCTTCCGAGAAAGATAAAGCCAACTATTCCACAATCAAGGAGTATTGGGTAGACAGGAATATGGATGGATGGCGTACAAAGGCAGTCCGTTCGCAACTTGCAACAGGCGATGCAGGACTTCTGTTTTATTATGACTATAAAGGACGTATCAAGTGCCGCCTGATAAGTTATGAAGATGGTTACGTAATCATATCACACAATGACAACAACGGTGACAGGCTTCTTGAAAGTGTCTACTATGCCGATGCGGACGGTGTGGAATACATTGACAGTTACGATGATACCTACATGTACCGTATGCACACACCGATAGACGGTGAAGAAGCAGGCGAGGACGGTTTTGTAAGAGAACTTCCTATATTGCACGGTTTCAGCGAGATACCATTGTGTACCAAACGCGGTAATGTGGCGTGGAACAACGGCCAGAGCCTTATCGAGATTTACGAAATTATCTACAACATCTTCTTTGTCATTCAGAAACGGAACGGCTGGGGCATTCTGTATATCAAAGGCAATTTGTCAGAAACGACAAAGAAACTTGCAGGGAGTATCATTTTGCAAGACAAGTCAATGGACGGTAACGGAAGTGCAGAGTTCAAAGCACCGCCCAGCCCGCAAGGTATGCTTGACAGTCTGCAAGATTTGTTTGAGAAGATACAGATAAACACCTCATGCACATTTCTTTTGCCTAAAGATGTCAAGTCAAGTGGTGACATAAGCGGACTGGCTATTACGCTGACCCGTGATTTAGATTTGAAGAATGCCCAGCAAGGGGTTATCGAGTGGCAGAATTTTGCAGACAAGATGATGCGCCTGTTCAAGGAGGGATTAGCCAAAGAATTGGTAAAAAAAGGCGAGAACGTAAATGCCATTACAGAATTTGACAAACTTCGTGTCAGCTGTAAGTTCAAGATATGGCAACCGTTCAGTGCAACTGAGTATAACAACATGCTTATCTCAATGAAACAGGCTGGTATTCTCTCCACGAAAACGGCTATTGAAAAGAACACGGAGAGCACACCCGATGAGGAGCAACGAGTGACTAAGGAAGTTAAGGAAGCAGAAGAAAAGGTGATTGCCCAACAGCAAGCCAACAAAGCGAACAAGCAGGAAGGAGGTAATAATGAATAAACAAGTGATAAACATAGATGCCAACTTCATTAAAGAGATTGCCAAAATGCAAGAGCGAATTGATGAAACAGATAACGCAATTTTCAATCTATTCATGAAGATACAAGACGTTAATCGACTTGATATTATGTATGATGGTGAGAATAGAGATCTGTACCATCACATTTATATGTTCATCGAATATGTCCTGCATAAGTTTCCAAATATATACGAAGAATTCAGAGAAAACAAACAACACAAGTAATGGAGAAACAGAGCCTATACATATACAAGCTGGATGCACATGGGGAAAAAGTCAAGTTTCCCAACGAAACCATGTCTGCAAAGCTGGGTGAATACACTTACACGGCACAGCGCATGGCCGGCACTCCTACGCTTACCGCCACGCTCAACTATCCGTCTTGCTTGGATGAAGAGTGGACTGGAGAGGAATTTGTGGAATTCAGAGGTGAGAGATACTATGTCGACCAAACCCCTACATCTTCAAAGGACAACAAAAGCATTATGTATAAGCATGAACTCCAGTTCGTTTCAGAACGTATCGTATTGGAGAACGTGTATTTCATGGATGTGGTGACAACTGGAACAGATACTTATCATTCCAACTCTACTTCTGTGAAGTTCATGGGAGACATAAACGAGTTTGTAGGTCGCCTTAACGCTTCAATGGCAAAATCGGGTATCGGATATTCGGTAATCATAGATGATGATATTACTTCCGATTCCAAACTTGTTTCACTTGACAATGTGTACCTTGCAGAAGCGTTACAATCCATATATACCATATACGAACTTCCTTATTACTTTGTAGGTAAGGTTTGTCACATAGGATATACAGAGAATGTAATTTCTACTCCCTTCGAGTATAAGAAAGGGCTTGTATCAATAAAAAAGACAAACACCAATTATAAAATTGTCAATCGCGTTACTGGTGTTGGTAGCTCTGACAACATTCCTTTCTACTATCCGAATGATGATGAAAAAGGTACTATAGAACGTACACAAAACCTTATGCCTTCCATTTACAGACAAACAAATGGAGCAGAAAGATTCTACAATGCGCTTAACGACACGTATAAGATACCCGGCACAAATGATTACTACTCTTTCAAAAATACATTTTCTTCTAAGAAGGTAAAAGAGATAAAGGTAGATTTTAGCGATATAAAGCCTACTATAGAAAATGTGACAAACGCTTCGGGACAGTTATTTGGTGAGATTGCGGATATTGCTTTTGATGCTAATGATAGTGACGAACTCGGAACCGGAGAAGGGAATAATATATTCAATGATACAGATGAGTATGTACATTCTTATTTCTACATAAAATTACATATATATAATGGAGATTACGGCTTTAACCTGTTCGAACAGGGTTTGGAGGGTGGCACGGCTGTAATCAATATGACTACGGGTAATTGCGCTGCTTGCGAGTTTGAAATAGGAGTTACCTATAAGGACAATGAACCGGAAAGGGCATTCAACCCTGTATTGGTGGATTCTTCCGGGAACTTACCGGCAGGAGATTTTGAGCAGAAGGTTACTTCACAACCATCCCAATATGTAGAAAGCCAACAAAACACTTCTACAAATGAAGTTTGGATTGCAGTAAAAAAGGACAATACCACTTTCGGAATTGTTATGCCTAATGCCACCAATAACTATAAGCCTTCTGTCGGGGATAAATTTGTGATTACAGGCATTAAGATGCCCAAGTCCCTTGTACTCGCTGCTGAGAAGAGATTGGATGAAGCATTGATAAAGTATATGTCAGAGAATAATGACGAAAAATTCACATTCTCCGTCAATTTTTCCAGAGTATTTCTTGCAGACAATATTCAATTAGCAGAATTACTAAATGAGAATGTTCGCATGTATATAAAATACAACGAACATGAGTATCTTATGTATGTAAATTCATTTACTTGTAAAGCGGACAAAAATTGCTTATATGACATATCTGTTGAATTAACAGACAAATTATCTGCAAATGTTTCTGCATTACGAAGTACTATTACAGAAATTGCAGGCGATATCATAGGTAATACATTGGGAGGGAATAGTATTTCTACTACTGATATCTTAGCAAAAGTCTCTCGACATTTTCTCAGTAAAACACAAGATGACCGTACCCCGCACAAGTTATCCTCTGACAAAGCTTTTGAAATAGGGAAATTTGTCAGTGGTAGTACAGGTGGTATCATAATGGTTGATAAGGAAACAGGTCAAACCTATGCGGAGGTTGATAAACTGAAAGTCCGCATGAAAGCCTATTTCGAATCATTGGAGATACAAAATGTAAATTCTGTAGGTGGAAAGATAGTTCTAACTCCGGGTGGTGCTGTTACGCTTATTGATGTTTGGACCAAGGGCACCATTGAACAAACGCCCATACTTTCAATGGCAGACGGGAATCCTATATTGCTTGCAGATGGCAGTGAACTCCAATTGATGGATAAAGAAACGGTAGACAATGGCGTCCCCGAAGGCGTGTACAGATGTTTCTTCCTTGCCGAGCAGGACGGTGTGGAAGTGGAGAACCGCTTCCGTGCAGGTTTCCAGGTACAGAGCAAAAACTTCAACATACAAAAACCGGGAGAATACCAACAGGTAGCGAACCATTATTATTGGCGTTTATGTGTAGGGGCAAGCAAAGAGCCTATCAATGTCGGCATATACAAATTGCACTATATTGACCTCAGCATGGCGGATTGCGACACAGGTAGTGACATTCCGGCAAAGGGTGATACTGTAGCCCACCTTGGTGCACGAATCAAATGGAAAGGCATTGACAACAAGGACGTGACGGATGAAAGCAATATTGACGCACAGAATGCCATTGTATTCTCTTCTACCGATGTGTTCAGCCCGAGTGTTACTCTGTATCACGGTATAGACTCCTACTCCTACTTGAACAAGGAGTATGTTGAGTATGGCGTAGACAAAACTAACAACAAGGCGTTTTTCCATGTGTACGGTGATGCGTATATTGGGGACCGTGATGGTAACAGCTTTGTTAAGTTCACCCAAGGTGAAGGTGTGGAAATAAAGGGCAAGCTCTCTGTGGGCACCACTATCGGTAACGGTGATACGATTGAAGACGCCCTCAAGAAAGCTTCCGAGAAGTACAAAGAGGACTTGGACCCTCTGAAAGAGTACATCAAGCAGGAAATAGATAATATCCAGAATCAGGTTGACGGTGCGATAGAAACATGGTTTTACGACCCGGTGCCCACCCTTGAAAATCTTCCCGCATCCGATTGGGATACAGATGAGAAGAAGAACAATCATTTGGGAGACCTCTATTACAGCAAGGAGGGAAAAGCATACCGGTTCCAATATGAACAAGAAAAGGGATGGTATTGGAATGCCATTACCGATACGGATATTGTCAAGGCTTTGGAAAACGCTCAAAAAGCACAGGATACCGCAGATGGGAAAAGACGCATCTTTGTGAGACAACCGCAGAATTCGGACGCATACGACATAGGTGATATGTGGGTAAATGCGACCTACGGGAGTACTTACAAGGACGATATGCTCAGAGCGAACACTTCAAAAAAGGCAGGGGAAGCATTTAGTATCTCACATTGGGAGCTTGCATCAAAATACACTGATGATACTTTGGCGCAAGAAGCAAAGAAAATAGCCGAAGAAACGAAGAAAGCGGCTGAAAAGCTGGATAGCACTGTAAGTTCAATGAAGGACTTTACCGATGAAGCATTCAATGATGGTATCGTAGACAGAGGGGAAGCGGCTGCGATTAAGAAATACCTGAATAATATTGATTCCATCAAAAACGATGTAACAGAATCCTATAATAAGATTATAGAGAATGAGCTTCTTGATGAAGGCGTGGTAAAGACGGAGTTGGAAACTGCGTACCGCTTGTTCAATAACTCGGCACAGGAGCTTATAAACACCATTAACGGTGTGATTCAGGACGGTAAGACCACAGCGACCGAAGTGGCTATGGTGGATGGCAAGTATTCAGCGTTCAACTTGAAGTACGGTGATTTTATTGCCAATGTCAATGCCGCGAACAATTATATACAGGGCAAGCTTAACGAATCCATCAAGGAAATATCGAAGAATATAGGAGATATATCCTATCTGACGAAAGCACTTAAGGAATATACCAATATTGAGGGTGGTCTTATTCAATCCTCATTGTTAGCTTTAGGATACACCTCGGAAAGCGGTTTCAAGATAATGAGCGGCACGAACGGTGTATACCAATCCGACAAGCGCGGCGGAGGTATTGCTTCCTGGTGGGGAGGTTCCATGCTGGACAAATTCGATTATCCGGAAAGCAGCGTGCCGGAAAACGTTGCCAAAGGTCTTGTACGCTTTGACGGCACGGGTTACTTTGCCAACGGTGCACTTTGGTGGGAAGAAGATGGTACACTCCATGCAGACCCGTTGTCATTCTTTGTCGGTGAGGAAACGGTCGGTGTATTACTGTCGGCATTTAAGTTCTTGCGCTCGGCAGAATTTAAATATATATTGGAACCTCAATATCCGTTCACTCATATAAAAGCCATCAATTCTGTCCAAATCGGTAATGCCTTGCTGAAATATGACGCGGCCAATAATGCCGTATATGTAGAGAAGGATGATGGGTCTATGGTTAATTTCTACGCTACGGGTGACCTTGCTGCATTCGGTTCGACAACCGGTGGTGGAAGTGGTGCAACCTCATTGGGCATGCTGGACGATGTAGACCTGGTTACTCCTCTATCGGAAGGACAGGTATTGACGTACGACTCGATTAAAAACAAGTGGACGAATAAAAAAGGCGGTGGCGGTTTGGATATAGATGCCATGTGGGATGAGCTTGCCAAGTCTGACACGTCCAAGAGAATCCATTTTTCCCACATACCGGACTTGGGCAGTGTATATGCCAAGCAGGTAAAGCTGGGCACAACTCCTTATAATGTATCCAATGGGGTGGTATCTCTTCCTGCGTACCCGACCGCTCTGAGAAGTCCTAATGCGCTTACCATAAGTCTTAACGGGAAATCACAAGGGGGGTATGACGGAAGTTCGGCTAAGAGTATCAACATAACACCTTCGAGCATCGGTGCGGCACTATCCTCCGACTTATCCAAGTATGTATTGAAGTCGGGTGATACGATAACAGGCAATCTGGCAGTTAATGGTGAGATTGATTGCAACGTCATTGGTGAAAATGTTAATGATGCTCACGATGGGGATAGTCCTTGGTATGGAATCAGATTCACCGGCGGTGCAAGCGGAATGGATATATCAGGATATTATGGTATTGGATTCTACACCAGTAACGGCAGAATGATATACTTGGGTAATAATCAGTCGCACATAGTTAATCTGTATGCAGAAGGTAATGCTAATACCGATTCTTCGTTTGTGTCTAGCATGACAGACTATTGGGAACACGAGTGGAGAATTTTCCAAAATGTAGATAACTGCGTATTCAGGGCTAATCAAATGGCGATGATGTCAAACAGCGGCTCTGCTTGTAGACCTATCATTGGATGGAAAGATATATTAAATGGAGCCGGATTCATAACGAGATATACAATTGGTAGTATTAGACGCGTAAACGACTGGGGAAGCATGCTGATTGCGGTATCCAATTCGGATGATGGCTCTACAAACGGCGTACATTTTCAATTAAACGGAGAAGGTACAGCGGACCTTGTAGCTTTGCGTTTTACTGTTTCCGGGAACTTGCTTACAGAAGGTGAGGTTGCCGTTTATTCAGACGCCCGTTTAAAATCAAACATAAAACCGCTACGGAACAGAGGGTTCATTACCCCTGTCAGCTATATCAAGGATGGAAAGGAAAGTATAGGGTTTATCGCACAGGATATGATAGAATTGTATCCTGAATTGGTATCTATAGGCAGCTCGAAAGAACACTACCTGTCCGTGAACTATGCCCAATATACGGCAGTATTGCAGGCTCAGATAATTGAGCTGCACAAAGAGATTGATGATTTGAAACGTAAATTTATAAATTAAAAACTATGGTTACATTATTGATTATTTCGATTATTCTGTTTGTATCCTATATCGGATATACAGTCGGGATGTATGGCATCCCTGCAAGTATCAGTGACACATACTATCGGCTTGGAAAGAGGGGTTGGCTGTTCACGCTCTTCTGTCTTGCCGAATCTTCCCTGCTGGTTGCATCGTTTATCGAAGCCAGCAAGGAAGAATACCAATTCCTGGCGTTCATCGCAAGTGCATCATTGGCATTTGTCGGCTCGGCTCCCTTGTTCAAGGAGGATTATAACCGCAATATCCATTATGTAAGCGCGGGAATCTGCGCGCTTGCCTCTCTTGTATGGCAAGTGTTGATGAGTTTTTGGTACGTCCCTCTTATAAGCTTCCTTGGCGGTGTAATCGTATTGGCATGCCTTAAGTTCAAGAAGCCTGTGTTTTGGATGGAGATGTGTGCCTTTATCTCGACTTATATAACTCTGTTACTGCTCTATTGATATGGCTAATTCGAATAACGTAATTACGTCTCCTGTCAATCTGAGGAGTGACGTTGCTTCCGTTCTTGGGACGTCTGAAACGAATGTGAGCGGGTTGTGCACGAGCCATGAGATTAATATGTGGTCAAGATGTAAGCCTGTCCATATTGCTTCTGCTGCTCCTGACAGGAGCATGCCATCTGACGGTGAAGGGGCGTGGTGGAAGGGCTCGATGAGGAATTGCGGCATTAAGCCGCCCCCTGTAGCGTCTTATGAGGAAATCCCCAAGCTGTATACGGGAAACAAGATGAACGGATATATCTATGAGAGACCTTGGGGCGGAAGTGCGAGTCCGTACAGGTTGGCAGATTTCTTGCTTTACAAGCACGATGCGCAACCGCCGTTCCATAGCTTCTATTGCGATTCCAAGGTGTCTATGTATGGCTCTATATCGTGCTCTCTTGCGCGAAATGTTACTACCGCAGATAAATCAGGTCCCGGTTCGGTCGAGCTGTCCGATATGGAATCCGCTACCAACCTTGATACATGGTGGTTTGGGGCGATGTTGGTTGACTCGTCCAACAGAATTGTGAGGAAACTGGCTAATGTCAGAGCGGGGGTTACATTAGAGATGCCTGCCAATGGTCTGACACTTGGTCAATACTACGATGTATATCCGTTTTTTTGCATGAATAAGATTGAAAGTATTATCGAGGCGGACAAGGCTAATCTGTTTTTGCCTGTCATGAACTGCTCTCCCGGCAGGGTTAAGTATGTATCGGAAGAAGAAGCGGGTGGTTTGGTAATCAATCTGACAGCCGAATATGTGACTAACTCAATGACCGGGCTTAACACTGCGGTTAAATGGAATCTTAAACTTACGTATTATTCAGTCGGGAGCAAAACGCTTACTAATAATTGGATTACACTAAGGCGTGTGGTTTCGGACGAAGATATGGGCAGGGAAAAATTACAGGATTTCAATCTGATTCAAGACAGAGAGGTTGAAATATTCGGGACATTCAGCTTAACTGATTTTCTTGGCGAGTACTACGTATATCTACAGCTTAATACGAACGAGTACACGAAGAAGGCGTTCCCGCTCAAGCTTGACCCGAACCCCGGACCGATACATTAAAAAATATACTAATCATTAAATTATACAGATATGGAACTGATAAGAAAAAAAGAAAGTATTACAAGGCTTTATGAAAACGGTGAGGTCTCAAACAACACAACAAATGATATCCAATATATCGTATTGGATGGAGATGCTTATGTCGGCACAGCCTCTATCATGCCCACAGGGTTTACCATGACGGTAGGTATGAAAGCTCCCATCGAAGATATAGAGAGTATGCTTAGAAGCATATTGTCTTCCATCCCCAAGGAAGGAGGTGCACAATGAAAATCAATGAAATCATCAGAAAAATGAGTTTTTTGCAACTCGTGCCTCTGAAATCGGATGAGGGTGCGCCGCTTGCCAATAAAACGAAGGTGAAGATTATCTTGAATCTCGTAGCCTACGAAAAGGCAATGGAGAGCTTTAACGAGGATATGCGCGGTATCTATGCCAAGCTGAAGCCCGAAGGATATGACGCCCAAGCCTTTCCCCGCGTGAATGAATTGGAGAAGAAAGAAAACATAAGCAGCGAAGAAAAACAGGAACTTGAGTCGATTAAGCAGAGTGAGGAATACCTCTCTTATGTTGATATGAAAAAAACATTGATGCGCGAGTTTGAAGAGGCAAGAGAATGCGCTTCGGCAGACAATGACTATACAGTCAGCGAAAGGACACTCACAGACGATGATTTGGTTTCCATTGCGGAAGTTATCCCCTCGGATAAGGAGTTTGCAATCGGCAGGAATGAAGATGGGGAAATCAAGGTTAATGGCATCACCGTATTGGCGGAGATTGGCAGAATGTTTATAGTGTAAAAAAAATACTTATGGCAGGAAAAACGATTAACGAGCTTGACGCACGGACAACACTGAACGGTAAGGAGAACATACCCTTTCAGGAAGGGAATACAAACGGAAGATTATCTACCGATGCGTTGAAAAGATACGTGGCACCTGATTTAACACCTTATCAGGAAACCGTAGACGCTGATAAGAAGTATCTGTCTGCCGTGGAAATTGACGATGTGACATCAATATTATAGTTATGAGAATAAATTATCAGTCCGATTTTAAAATCATAGAGAAAAACCTCAATGGAGACCTGAAAACTCCTTTCCGGTTTACTTATCAGACAGCATTGTCGAAACCCGTTGTAGCCTCTTTCGATGGGCACGAATACAAGAACTGTCGCAGGCTGGATGATGGCAGCCTGCTGGTTGTGTTTGATAATCATGGCATGCGTCCGGGCAACCTGACGGTCAGACACGAGTATTACCTTACTGATGCTGATTTTGCTGATAGTATCTGTAACCTTGTATCCATGGAGTTTACAGGCATCGTTCTTGTCAATGGCAAGTCTGATGACAGTACAGGTACAATTGACGTTTATCCTAACTATCAGAAAGGCGATAAGGGAGACCCAATGACATGGGAATCCATGACAGAGGAGCAGCGTACCGAATTAAAGGACTCTGTGGTAAAGGATGTACAGAATGAGATGCTTTCTTCCTCTCCAATTTCCGATAAAGAATACGAAGATGTATTGAGTGGTTTCCTTTAATCGGAAACCGATAAAAATAGATTTACGAAATTAAAATAAGAATTATATGGCTAAAATTCATAAACTTACCAAAGAGGGTCAGACCATTTACCCTGCTACAACCACTGATGCGGTGGTACATCCGACTACGCGTAAAAACCTTACGGAAAGTCTCTCTTTATTGGACAATAAAAACTTATTGTTATCTTGTGTTACTTCGTCCTCTAATCTTATAATTAAGAATGGGGATAATTTAAACAATTGGGAAGACGATAAGATTTTAAACAATGATGGTGATATTGTAAAAAGTAATGGATATTCCACAACAGATTTCATTGAATATGAAGGACAATATGGAGCTTACTCAGCTCTAATGTATGAAGCGGCAAGCATTGGGGTTTCTTATCCTCTATTAGCATATTACGATTTAGCATCAAAGAAGCATATCAAATCTTTCTATCTAGTAGGAGGGCAAAGAACAATATTGATACCACCCGGATATTGTGTTAGAGTCTCGACTAGAACTAATTTAAAAAAAACTTTAATTTTTAAAGCCAGCGCAGAATTGGAAACGGCTCCATTTTCTGTGAATGAAATTCCTGATGAGTCTATTGATAATTCGAAAATTAAGAATAAAACGATTAGTACTGGAAAAATAGATGAAGGATTGTTTTCAAAACTTCAATATTCGGTCGGAATTATATCTAATGAAAATGTTGTTGGCAATGAAATTGCCATTAATTGGACTGATAATTATATATTATCGGCAAATGGACAAATAGTTGAATCAAAGGGTTATTCTGTCAGTGATTTTATTAATTATTCAGGAAATTACGGACAGTATCAAGCCTTAATGTTCTTTCCTTGTATAGATGCTATTAGTTATGGGACTGTTGCATATTATGATAAGGATAATCATAATTTCAAAGTATCATTCCCCGTTTTTGGCGCAGGAAAAACAACAATATTAATACCACCTAATTACGCAGTCAGGCTTGTAACCAATACGGGCAGAAAGTCTAATATTATATTGGGCGTATCTACTAAAAAAAGAGAATTACCCGATAACATCGTAACCACTGAAAAACTAGCGGATAAATCTGTAACAAATGAAAAAATTTTAGATAAAAGTATCTCATTTTCAAAAATGAAAGAAGCTGTTTTTGAAGAGGAGAATAAAACAGAAAAAATAACAGCTAGCGAAGAAACTACCGAATTAAAGAAAGGCTTATATTATGGCGGACAATTCCATGAAGAACCGGAAGGTAATTTTTGGACTATCGTTTTCAAACAGGTCATAAATAAGTATGATAGTTTAGATTTGTCCAATTATGTTATAGGTGTTACAGGTGGAGCTATATTGGACAAAAATGGGGATGTTGTAGAAGAGTTCTCTACGGCAAATGGTGGAGATTCCGATTTCCAAGTACCGGTAAATGCTTATAAATTAGCGATGACAATAAATAAAAATTACCCCTATGGAAATTACGTCATTGGAAAGTATAAGGTATTATCTACTAAGTTTTCAATACCTGATTTGGTTTTGAAAAAAGGGCAATCGGGGGAAGTTACTTATAACGGCAATCAATGGTTCGGAAAAAAAATATGTATAATAGGGACATCAGTCGCGTATGGGAGTAACGCGGAGAAAGCTTATGCAAAAATAGCATCTGAAAGATTAGGATTTGAAATTGTACCAGCAGGTGTTCCAGGGTTGGCTATTCATGCAAAAATAGATAATGACCATGGAAGTATAATTGCACCATTAACATACGGCTCTACTTGTCTAAGTAAGGCTGAATATGAAGCTGCAAAACAAGCAGGTGCTACAACTATTACTATTCCCGAAACTCCTAAGCCAACTGACGGAAACAGTTGGAAACCTGGAGATGATAGTAATTACAATTCCTATTACAGAACATGGGAAAATGTTTTTTCTGCTAAAAATGCGGATGTTGACCTATGGGTTTATTCAGTTGTACCCAACAATACAAATTTTGAAAATGCTGATTGGGAAAACTTTAATAAAGACACTTGGAGTTATAACGATGGCAGAGGATTCGCTGAACATAGAACGACTTTTTTAGGTGCGCTGTTATTCTTAATGGACAAGATGTATACACTCAACCCTAACGCAAGAATGGTTCTTGTGTTAGATAGTGCTTTTGAATATGCAAATGGTAAAGCAGACTTTCAAAAAATATCCGAACTTTGGAATATCCCGATAATTGACCTTTGGAAAAAAATTAATACAAGTCCTAAGTCATTGCAAGTTATAAAAAGTAAGAATGGGACAGATAACCATCCAAGCACATTTGGCCAAGAAAGATTGGGAGATATGTTTACCAATGAACTTCTTTTAATATCATAAAAAATTCCCTGCATACCTTCTCAGGCGGGCAGGGAATCAAGATTAGCTTTCGCGTCCGGTTAACAAGGTTTTGCAAATATAACATTAAAAATTAATCCGACAAATGATTAGTGCAATAGTTAGAGATGGCATCGATAAGAGCGTAGCCGGAGGATTGGCAGGAATAGCTACCGCATTCGTTCAGGAGAGTATAGAACACATGATTCCGTGGCTGATAGTGTCTGCTGCCGTGATTATATGTGATTTAGCCTGCGGGCTGAGAAAGAGTATCATAATGGGCGAACAGGTCCGGTTCAGTCGGGCGGTAAGGCGAACCATGGGCAAGATGGTTACATATTTCAGCTTTGTTTTCATGGTGGTTATGATAAACAAGGCATCGGGCAGCCGTTACGACATTGATATGTATTCCTGCCTGATGGTGTGTTTTTTGGAAATGTGCTCGATTATCAGCAACATACTTAAGCCGAAGGGAATCGAGCTGAATATTGTCGAAGCGTTCAGGCTGATTTTCGGCAAGACATTAAAGGTCGACAAAGAAGATATTAAAGAAGTAATTAAGGAGGAAAAGAAATGAAATTAAGAGTAGAAAGATTATGGAAGAAACCCGCTTATACGGTGGGCAGACTGTTCGTAGACGGAAAGTTTTTCTGCAACACACTGGAAGACACCGTCCGTGATTTGAGCAATGAAAAGAAGGTATATGGCAAAACCGCCATCCCTTACGGAGAGTATAAGGTGGTATATAATTGGTCTCCCAAGTTTGGCAGGAACCTGCCACGATTGCTTAACGTCCCTGCCTTTGAAGGAATCTTGATACATCCGGGGAATACTGCCGATGACTCTGCCGGCTGCATACTTGTCGGAAGGAATACGGAAGTCGGACGATTGACCGAATCCCGATATACCTCCGATAAGCTCAATGTGCTGATTGAGGATGCACAGAGAAGAGGCGAAAGTATTACAATTGAAATCGTTTAACAATTAAATCTACAATTATGGCATTAAAGGATATAACCGGCAATTTTGCAGCATCCGGCTCCAATCAGGAGTATAAGTTTCAGCCTGCTGCGTCTACATTTGGTTTGCAATTGGTATTCGATACACATCCGTCCAAGGTGGTATTGTATCAGAGTTTGGACGGTGAGAGTTGGGCGCCGTTCGAAGTCGATTACGGTGTCGGGTCGGTTTGGCAGAAGAACATCGAAGGTGTCATTGGTGAGCAGCATATCAAGATTCAGTGCAATGTTAAGCCTGTCAAGGCATTAATTTTGGAGTGATTATGAAGGTTAACACAATATCTTTAAATTCGGTGCGGTTGAATACAATCGCACTGAATCACATTGGCGAAATCCGTTCGGGTGGCGGTGGTTCCAAGCCTTCCCCTATCCCTCAATGGATAAGGGAGCATGTTGTCTTTTATTATGACGTAAAGAAGCAAGGTGCGACCAACGAAACATTGAAGGAGTCTGCTTACTTGCAGGACTTGTCGGGTAAAGGAAGGAGAATGAAGTTAAATAACTTTCTCTTCGACATGATGAGCGGTGTAGATGGGTATAATAATGAAGCGTTTAATAAATCAGCAGGTAGCTCCTTTGAATGGGAATTGATAGATTCCCGCACAATTAAAGGGAAAGCCTCACAAGTATTTACGGATTTCGGATATTATCATATTAAAGATGTTACAAACAATGTAATGCATATCAATTGGCATATAGATGGTATACAAGAAGGCAATAAGGTTTATCTTACTCAATATACGTACAATAATTTTAAGATTGAATTGCACAATGGAGATAATCATGTAGCACTTGATGTTAGTGAAAATACAGATAGACCTAATTATTTCTATGTCTCTGTTATCTCCGACCAACCCTACTCCACAGACATCACCATTACTCAGATACCCGAATATCCCGGTGCATTAGTGACAGATGGTGTAGATGATTACGGATTGGTAGAGAATCTGAGTAGTGGAGTGAAGATGCTGTTTATGACGGTTAATCCGATAGGGGACTTTAACATTGGTAAGATGTACTACTCGCAAAGATATAACCCGATAGATATCACTCCATTCTATATCTTTACAGGCGGTACTAATATTGCTTATGCAGGAAATCGGGATGGTTTAACTTATATTAACGGAGTATTAAACAAGTCTATTAAGTATAATGAATTGTTTGGAGTGAAACATACAATTACGACTGTAAACGATAACGTTAAGCCTGAGACAAGTAAAGCTCCTTCTTTCTTCTGGGAAGAAGGGAACACTAAGAATTATTGCTCCAGACTCGCCTTCTACAACTCCATAGCCTTTGATTCCATACCAACAGAGGCAGACGGATTCACAGAGCAAGAATTAATTGATTACGTAATAACTAATATAATTGGACAATGAGATATACAATCGTTACGATAGAATGGCTGACCCAACATGGATTGTTGGCTCTGCCGACAATGCGAAGCAACGCAGACGGCACGAAAGTAGTGCTGCATGAGGAATTCGTTAACCTCTTCCCGAGGGACTCCTTCCCCACCTACAGAATGGATGACCCCGAATTCGTACAAATCATGGAATCGGAAGAATGGAATCACGAACCGCAACCTTATAGTGCTGATTACATATTGGCTGCATCCGCACAAAACATGGTGGAATCCGCCAAAAAACAGATACAGACATTGAGCCTGACAGACAGCGAATCCTTGAAGGTTAAATCGCTGTATCCCGATTGGGCGGAATTCATAGACGAATCCTTATCCAAGGGAATGAAGGTTAATTACAAGGAACACCTGTATAAGGTCCGGCAAGATATCCCTATGGTTTTGGAGAGCCAATATCCCGGCATGGCTACGGCAGCACTCTACGAAGTGGTTGTAGAGACCGCATCAGGCACCAAGGATGACCCGATACCCTATACACCTCCTATGGAGTTATTCGAGGGCAAGTACTATACTCAGAATGACGTATTGTATATCTGCACAAGGGACAGCGGTCAGGCATTGACCCATGACTTAAGCAGCTTGGTAGGGTTGTATGTTAATGTTGCAAGCTTATGAAAACCATAATTTATTGTGTCATATTGCTGACGTTGGCAATATGCTCATCATGCCGGAGTGTAAAGTATGTGCCTGTTGAAACTGTACGTGTAGACAGTTTGTATCTCACCATCCACGAGAGAGATTCAATCCACATTAAGGATTCCATCTACATTCGCGAGAAGGGTGACACGGTATTCGTTGAGCGATGGCGCACGCAGTACAGGGATAGAGGAAGAACAGATACCTTATATGTTGACCGTGTGCGTGAAGTTCAAGTTCCTTACCCGGTAGAAAAAGAGCTAACATGGTGGCAGGAAGTCAAGATTAATTTTGGTGATTTTTCTTTAGGTATTATCTTTGTATTGCTGTTTTATTATTATTTGAATGATAAAGAAGAAAGGAGGTTCAAAATGAAATAGGACACTATACCGAGGATTATCCTCACAACGCTACGAGTAGAAGCGTAGCGATTACTCAAAAATAACAAAAGCAGTTCTTTCGGGGGCTAAGAATTAAAAAAAAAGCCCCCAACATACATCATATTAATATTGCCACATAAAAACATGATAAAGCATAAGATACCTGATGTTGGGGGCTAATATCTTCAACATAAATATCTTATGCTTTGTTCATCAAAATCTCATGTTTTATGTGGCGAGGCAAAGATAAGCATAAAAATTAGAAAAAACGATGTGCAAATCAGAAATCTTTGCCAAGATAATTAATATTGTTTCAAAAGAAACCGAAGTGCCTGTAGACCAAATATTATCCTCTGATAAAAACATGGAAACAGTGGATGCCCGGTATCTTCTTGTGTCTCTCCTGTCTGAAAGTGGCATGTACCCTTCACAAATAGCCGTTCATATCCACAAAACCAAACGTGCTGTTAACTACATGATATCAAATTTCTATGAGAGGATGGAAAGTGGGAAAATGTTGAGAATATATTGGGATAATATAAAGAAATCATTGGGAAACAACTGATTTTACATAAGTTACAACATATGTACTTTTGCATACGGTCAATTTTGACCGGGATACAAAATACAAATACTTATTATGTTTTTAATTCAGACGGAGGCAATGGAGGTTCAGGCGGTAGCAAGCTTGACATTACCGCCATGCTTCCCGGAATGTTTGGGAACAAGGGGATAGACCCTAACCTGCTTGCCTTGATGAATAACGGCAACGGCTTTGGAGGACAGGACGGATGGTGGAGCATTATCTGGCTTGTTGTGATAGCAAGTATCTTTGGATGGAACGGCAATGGTGGCGGTTTGTTCGGTGGACGTGGAGGAAACGGAGCTAACGGACTTCCGGCAGAATTGGCAGGAAACGCAGGACGCGAATTGTTGATGCAAGCTATTCAGGGTAACGGTAATGCTATCTCTCAATTGGCTTCTTCATTCAACTGCTCTACCCAACAGGTTCAGACAGCATTGTGCAATGTTCAGAATAGCATTACACAAGTAGGTAATCAGGTGGGATTGTCAACCAACCAGATTATTAATGCTATGCAGTCAGGCAACCAGTCTATTCTTACTCAACTTGCCGACTGTTGCTGCAAAACGCAAACAGCTATTGAAAGACAAGGCTATGAAGGACGTTTGCAGAATTGCGAATCAATGAATGCCCTTACCAATACAATGAACAACAATGCATTGTCATTGCGTGACGGGGCTACTGCAAATACGAATGCTATCCTTGCCAAACTTGATGCAATTCAAAATCAGGCATTACAGGACAAGATTGCATCTCTTACTGCGGAAAAGGCTACTTTAACAGCCGAAATATCCCAGCGTAATCAGAACGCCACTATCCTGAGTGCAGTAGGACAACAGATTGCTCCTTTGGCAGCCGGATTGCAGGCATTACAAGGAGACGTTGATGGAATCAAATGCAAGCTCCCCAATACTGTGAGTGTTCAATACCCCAATTTAACCGCTATTAATACAGATTGTTTCCGTGCAGCCGCCTACGGTGCATATATGGGTGACGCTGTATACGGACGTAGTGGATGTGGTTGCAACAACTACTGGGGTTAATCCGGTAAGAAAGGAGGTAGATATGTGGCCTAACTTTTTTACAGGATTCCCATCCCTATTCCCATCAATCGGAAGAACAAATTTCAACACTCTCCCTACGGTGGCTGTGACCGTCGGCACGGAGAATGTTACTTTGGAACTTCCTAACCACGCATTCCGTAACAGGGATTATGTTGGAGGATTCTATATCAGCCTCCGTCAGGCTATACCTGCCGGCACGACTGCAACTCTTCCGATACTGATAGGGACTAATGGGGACACAAGACCGTTGATGGCTTATAACAATGAGCCTGTAACTGTTGAAAACTTAGCCGGAACAGGCATCTATGAAATTCACTATAACAAGTACACCAACGAATTGTATCTTGTTAATGGTGGATACAGACCGACAACGGCTCCGGCTCCTACAGCAGAAACAGCTTCTTTAAGGAGCAAGTAATAATTAACATGGAGTTTTGTGGTGATTTCCAAAATGGAAATAGCCACACTCCTTTAAAATCAAACAATCATGTTTCAGAACTTACGAGTAAACAGTACATTATATCTTCTTCATAGAGGTGCAAATCCAAGTTTGGAATGTGGGCAGGTCGTTAATGTAAGCCCCATAAAAACCATATATAAGACTGTTCCCAACATGCCTTATCCGCAGCCGGTACAGGTTATTGATTTTGTCGTGAATATAAACGGACAGAATGTCAATTTGCAAGAGATACCGGCTAATGCCAATATTGCCGATGATATTAAGACAGGGATGCTGATTACAGGGTCAAGAGACGAAATGAATACTGAGGTCCTTACCATGAAACAGAAAAGTGAGGATGTCCTAAAAAGTGTGGAATATCATCAGAACTTTCTTAGGGTATGTGACCAAATGCTTGCCATGCTGAACCCTGAATTTGCAGCCAAGCAACAGCAGGAGCAGGAAATATCCGCATTGAAAGGGCAAATGTCCAATATGGATAAGAACATGCAGGAAATGAGCAAAAATATGGCTGACCTCATTGCACAGAATCAGAAGTTAATGGAACAGCTCGGAGTGGTTGAAGCATCTAAAAACAAGAAATGATTATGGGAATGTGGGAAATATTAGAAGAAGGGCGTGACGATTACGGACACGGCTTCGGTATGAGAGGTGACGAAGTGGAGGAAGCCTACAAGGAAGGCTGCCGCAAAGGTTACGAAAAAGCCATGAGAGAGATGCGCGGAGAGATGGGTTTCCGTGATGGTGGAAGAAGTTATTCAGGTGGTGGAAACTCATCCGGCATGGATGAACGCAGATACCCCGGATACTTTCCTGAATATCCGCGTATGGATGAAATGGGCGAACGCAGACGCAGACGCTCTAACGGTGAATTCTATTAATAACAGGAGGGGTAAAACGCCCCTCTTTTTAAATTAAGGCTATGGAACAAAGATTAGATACATATAGCAAATTCCCATCAGGGATGCAAGAATACCTGGAATCATACGGATTCCATTTCAGTAAAAAACTTTACGAATGGGCTGTTTCAAAAATGAAAGTGAAAGACGAGGCAACAGGCAAGGAAAAGAAACTTGACCCTTGGAGTAAAGATGAGGTAGACGATATGCTCAAAGCAAACGGAATTACCATCGAACACGACAAAGGATATGACGTTGCCTATGTTGCAAATATGTTGAAAGCGGATTTTTTCAAAAAATCATTGGTTGACGAAGCACATTTGTGCAAACATATAAAGTGCTACCTTGATGATATTGATGGGGACCCTTGCAGGGCGTTTGATGAATTCTTTGCCACCTGCATCGGTAAAGGAGTTCCTGTAATTTGGTCTGATGTTATATGATTGTTCAGGAGTTCTACATACCGAAATATGGGGATTGGCACGTCAAGGTGTATTATGCGGTACACACTTATTGGGCTAAGGAAATCATTACCGACCTGTACCGTATAGGATGCAGGGGGGATTCCCTCAAACGTGCGTATCGCAACCTGACAGAAGGCAGGATGAATACCGGACTTACCTATTCGGACTACAGGAGAAGAGAGACGGTAATGGTGCTCTCTTTGACTTCTACCCCCGAACAATTTCAAAATTCGTGGGACCACGAAAAAGGTCATTTATGCCGGCATATCTCCAAGGCTTTCGGAATTGACCCTTATGGAGAGGAAGCACAATATCTCAGCGGATATGTCGGTCAGAAGATGTTTCCTGTTGCCAAGAAATTCTTGTGTGAACATTGCAGAAAGGGAATGGAAAAATAATAATCGAACAGAAGCGTTCTTTGACTTGTTGGAATTACCGCTAAATTTAAAGTGTTAATAGCCATCTTTGGTATTGTCATATTGATATAATTGCCTATATTTGCGTCATATAGGAGTACTGGTATGTACAACAGCATTATCTTGCACTATAATAAGAAATTTACAGGAATACCGTAATTAGATATCTTTCTGTAAATATTAGTATTATTTTCTTGTACTATGAATAAGGTAATTAATATTCCAAATGCGGATAGAGATGAACGGATAGGTAGTGTTTTTAACCATTTATTTTCTGTCATTTTTGCGAATGAACAAATAAGGGATAATGATGTTCCTGTTTGGGATTTTTCAAAAACCTCATTTTTCCATCCATTTTTTTTGTTCCCATTTGCCATATATAAAAGCAAATGCAAGAACGTACAGTGTAAAAATGTGGTTGGGTATATGAAAAACTATTTAGAATGTGTTAAGTTCTTTGATATGCTGACGATAAAAGATGACATGGACCTAAATAGTGCGTTGAAAGAATATTTAGGGAAAAGTTATATCCCTATATGTCGCTTTAGTCGATTGAATAAGAATATAGATTCAATGCAGACCATTATTCAAGGAGTTATTGAAAAACAGAAAAATTTAGATTTAAAACTTAAAACTCCACTTTCGTATTTGATTAGTGAGTTAATTTGCAATATAAATCAACATTCTGATAGTGATTATGGTTATATATATACGCAATATCTGAAACGTGAGAATTGTTTGGATATATGCATTGCTGATGATGGAATAACAATTTATGGAAGTTATGTCAAGTCACAAAAGATGCTTGATAAGATAGGTGACAATGAAGCTGAAGCATTGAAATATGCAAATGAAGGATATTCGACTAAAGATCTTCCCGATGCTGAAAGTAGAGGATTTGGTATATCATCTACTAAAAGTATGATTGTGGAAGGTCTTGGAGGAGCATTCTTTATGTTATCAGGAGGGGCATTTCATAGGCATGATGCATCTGGTGGAAGTGATTATGTAAAATTGCCTGATACTATTAATTGGAATGGCACGATTATACTTATGAGAATACCATTGACAGTTAGTGAAGAATTTGATTATACGAAGTATATAAAATAGGAGGTATTATGAAAGAAATAATTAAGCTTCATGATCTATTAGGATCTGAAATACGCTCACGTTCTAATGCTGAAATTTTACGAGAAAAAATAGCAGAGCATAGTGGTTCTATAATTGATTTAAGCGATGTTTCTTTTATTTCAAGATCATTCGCTGATGAACTATGTATCTTAGTAGAAAAACATATTATTCAATTACACAATGCCAGTGGTGTTGTGCAAAATATGCTATCTGTTGTTTCTGAAAGTAGGAAGAAAAAAAGAGTTAGAAAGACTGATGATACTAAAATAAAAGAATTTGATGATATGGAAAGTTTGACATCTTTTCTGGCTACAATTTGATAAGAATGTATTTCTAGGCATATCTATTGAAAAATATTCACCGAAAACTTAAAAGGCAAATATCAATAAAGTCTTGTTGATTCAAAATAAATCAGAGCGGTAATTCCCAACGGTTTTACCGCTTTTTTTTATGCTAACATAATATGAAAGAAGATAAGTTGAACATATTGCTTGAGCAATCGGATGATATTCCTCATTGGGTATTCTGCCAACTGCTAGCCATGATACAATGGAACGTTTAGAGAGGTGGATTTGTAAAATGATTCCCTTTGTTGTTTTGATGAAGGTGGCTTTGTTGTGCGGCTAATTGAAGTTTATGGGATATTTGGGATGAACTACCTATCATTTGATTATCCATAGCTTGTTAGTGTGAAGAAAAGGGGACCACCCGATTAAGAATGATCCCCCCCCAAAAAAATGGTTACTTTATAAGGACTCGCATTTGAAAACCCCTAAATCTTCAGTTTAGCGGTAGTTCACAAAGTGAATGCTGCTACTGCCCGCACCCTGTAACTGTAGCACTTGTTGCCGTTGCTCGTCTGCCCACTGAAGAAGTGTACGTACCAACTGAGGCTGAGACTGTACTCAGTACTGGACCAATACCATGTGGAGGATAACGGTTCTTTGCCTATGTACCTCAGCACATCGTTTATATTATCTTGATAATGAGCTATTAAATTAAGCTGTCCTAATGATGGGATATATTCGTCATCTTTCAGCAGATTAGACAGTTTAGGATTTCGCTCAATCAGTTGAGCAGTGTTACGCTGTCCATTCATATCAAATAATGCATCACATTCACGCCCATAATAGATTTGATTTCCAAATTCCTCTCGGCTGTCATTGTCAAGCAGCTGAACATCCTTATGCTCCGTCAACGAGATGGCAAACGATACGTCTTTATGCTTTAATCCGATGTATCGTACACAATCTTTGAAGTTATCGCCGGTAAACGGTTCTGCATGTCCGTCTTCGTAGATTAGATACAAGCCGTTGGTCCAGTCTGCCCTGTCTTCTTTAGTCGGCATCACAACCGATTGGCGTAAATTTTCAATGTTAACCTTCATCGTCTTATTGTTTTTAGATTGTTGCTCAATACTTTTTCCTATTTTTGTTTTCTCTCAATTCATTGTATCTCATCTTCTGATTGATGTGCCATGTGAGGTCTATGTCCAAATGGTTGGCAAGCCCGAAAATAGCCAATAGCATGCCATTTAATTGCTTTTCTAATGGATAGTCATATTCATACGCATATCTGATGGGAATTGTGGATATAGCATATATACTTTCTGTAAAGGTCTCATCCTCGCAACTTTCCTCTGCCTCATATAACATTTCTTCCGTAAAATCCTCGATGTCTATCTTACGCAATCCGCACAAATCAAGCAGGCGTATAGCTGCATCGGCAAGTTCATCGGGAAGTGTATCTTTTACATTCTTTTCAAAGGAACACTTAAATCGCTTTTCTTCTTCCACTAATGCAGGATAGCAATTATAGTCCATTTCAAAACGTGATTTACATTTCTTTCCTAATCTTCCCTTTCTATCTGCCTCCACAGCTTCCATAAGCTCGGATATAACTAAACAAAGGTGGTGTTTATTACTCAATTCCTCATCGTGAAAACCGTGTTCACAAGCGGTTTTATAAGCGCGATCGCGCAATTCGTTTAAATTAATATTGTTCATTTCCTTATTCCTAATTTGATTTCTTCATCCTTGATTATTCTCCAATCTTATCGACTTCCTCATACCGTTCCTTATTTATCCACATCTTTGCAGTTCCAAGAGCTGGGTGATGTAAACAATGTCGTTACGATATGGCACATGACGGACGCATTTTTCTATCTCATCAAACCTATTCTCCATGCATCTGTGACACTTGCTTACCAAAATTAAGGTAAAAATGCCAAAGTACAAAAATTTAATGGGGCAAGTACGGATTTAAATATTAATTCTGCTGTTTCCATACTTATTTAATCATAATCAATAGCTTTGCAGTCCAATAGAATATCACGCAATATAACACATATCCGAGTAATCTTTCGCAAGTTTGCGAAGGTTCTAATCCTATAATAAAGTCCCACATATTATACTCATATACACAAATTAGATATGATATGATGACAGATGCCAATACATATGTGAATTTTCTCATAATCATATAAGTTTTAATGCTTCCTGTAATCCTGCCTCAAGTGCTTCTTCGTAGCTTTTATAATGCACCAAAGGTCTGTTTGGCAATTCTATTATATCATGTTCCGGAATTGTCAGTATTCCATATACCCAATAGTCTCCACGCATATAGAATATTTCAATATGCAGGTTCTTGGTTTCACGCAGCCACTTTTGGGCGATAGATTTAGTGGGTGTAGTATATCCACAACCTATTTCGTTAAAGAAAGAATTTGTAGAATGCAATCCCATTATATGTAAATCTTCGTCTGCATAAGCAAATTCGCAAAACTCATTAAATCCTTTCTCTTTCAGCAGCTTCGCGGTCTCTAATGTTACAAGTTCTTCGGTCATAACTATATAAATAATGCGATTACTGAAACAATAGTCATAATGAAAAAGATTAATGCAAGACATTTCCACATTTTTGCAGTAGCCTCCAAACCGTGTTTCTGCTTGTCAAATTCGCTTAATGCGTAATTCAAAGCCTCGTCTTTCAGTCCTTTAAACTTATTGTTCAAGAACTCGGTTATATCGTCTGCAATAGTATATTTCACCCTTTCCGATATGGATATTGGATAGCCCCTTTCGTCATAATTTATCTCATGCAGTAAATCATGATGAAAGAGATATGGCACACCATTCACTTCATAAGAAACCCTTATTCCGCCCTCTTTGGTGTATCTCAAAAACATCTCTTCGGAAAGCTCCTTTATCCTTACCTCATTCAGTTCGGACTTTTCTTTCAGGTTATTAAAATATTCCTCGTCAACAATCACACAATTGTTTTCAAGTTTCATTACATGTGCTTTCATTCTTTTTTATTTAAAGTGTTCAATCAGTTCATTTACGGAAGCCTTATGCCATTTAAGAGATACTTCTAATATACTGTCATAGCCTTTATTATAAACCCAAACTCCTTCAGGTGAAATAAACCATTGAAACTTATCGGTATTATCTCTCAATGCAGCGATAGCCAGGAAAAGTTCCTCGTTGATTCCGCAATCAATTCTTCCTTTCTTGGTGACAGTATCTACATCATATACCACTCCATATAAATTACCATAAGACGTTATGATAGCCTTTCCCTCTTCGATACTTTTATGATTTCCCTTGCCGTCATAATTATGTGCATCTAAAGTTGTATCACCAGAATTAAGGATTTCATATCCCAACTCTTCCAGTTCCTTTCTAAGTTCCTTTGTATTTTTGCGAATAAAGCACGGTGTTGTAAATCCCATAGTCATTCTTCCTTATCTATCTTAATATCTGTTACTTTACCACGATTGATAAAACGTTCATCAGAATTATGCCTTCCAGCAATTAATGTACATAAGAAAAAATCTATTTTATCGCATTTTTCTTCCAAGCTGCAATTGTCACACGAGTAGTTTTCTCTCATTGGCACAATTTCATGCAGCACTCCGTCTATTATTATTCCGTTCTTTATTTCCATCTGTTTCTTCTTTTAGATTCAATTCGTTCCCAGTCAATCCAAATAAACATAAGTATAGGAATGACTATCAATAATGACAAGCAAAGTATTACTACTTCAAGAAAATCTGTTACTTCCATGATTAGTTTCCTTTCAATTTCTTTATTAGTGAATCAGCATAGTTAATTGATTCAATAGATATTGCTTCAATTACATCTATCTTACTATCAGGGTGCTCATCCAAAAACATTCCTAAATTTTTCATCCAAAAACTATTTGATATTAAACCTTGCATAACATATTTCGCCAATTCATAACGCCTGTGCTCCCAATCAATAGTTTCAAAATTATCAAAGAAGTCGAGTTCTGACACTTTGAAATACCCACCATTCACTAAGGCAGTCCCATTATCATATAAGTCTTCAACCTCTACAATCTCTCCGGTTGATTTTATTCTTGCTTTCATTTCCATTCAGTTTTGAGGGTTATTTAATTTCTCTTATTTCATATTTCTGCTTACCGAAGTAAAATCCAAAGCACAACCATTCAAACTCAAATTCATGGTTGTGTAAATTGATATTTATTGCCGGCAACAATGCCCAAAACTGAACATCAAAGTCAATATCTATTTTAAGAGTCCTTCTATTCATATCTACTTTTGTTATGGGTTGTGTGGTTTAATGTTTAATTCGTCTTTTATAAATCTTTGCAACTTGTGAGCACATTCACAACACAAATCAGCGTTTTGAATGAAAATATCTTCATTGCCACCAACAGAGCCGCCACTCCATTCATTGATTTCAAAATCCAATCTTGCGCTGCGGAAATACGATGGCTGTATCTCTCTTCCGCAAGCATCACATATTATCGTTACTTTTTTCATATTTGTTCTGATTTGAATTAAAACTCTTTTCTCATCCAACAAAGTATTTCATCATCATCTACATAACGACCATACTTTACTTTCCATTTCCACTTATTATTGTGATGCCCCTTCCAATATTCACGATAAGCGATGTCATATCCCCGGTGTTTGTAAAAGATGATATAGTCATGAGTAGTAGCTACTATAGTTTCTTCTCCTACCGATTCCGTATTTTTCATTATATCCTCTGGCATAATACAAGGAGGAAAATACATCATAGGAAATAGACTTTTAAACCATTCCGCACCGGATTTGAAAATATCTACTACTCTTGGTCTGAATATATCTTTTGCCAAATGAATTTTGTATCTTTCGTAATATTCCTTTGCTGCTTCTTCTAACTTCTGTTTCATATATAATTCGTTTTACTTTAAATACTTATCTATATAATACTCACGAGATTTGCATTTTACAATATGATAATCTATCTGATATGTATTACATGTTAAAGAGTTGTTGATAGCAATTTCTTTGTTTGAATACACCATATCAATACATGTTTTTGGAAATGGATGTCCTTTTATCCATTCTTCAATATCATCATACCACTTGGGTATAAGGGCATGAGGTTCAATGATGTTCATGCTTATTCCTATGAGTTTATTTTTTCTTTTATTCAGTATGTCAATTCTATGATAGCAAGAACTAAGCTGATGGTTGATGTCGTTTCGGATACTTTCTATGCGTTCTGTTTTACTCATATTTATTCTGATTTACATTAATTCAATTATAACCTTCTTAAAATTAACACATAAAGGTATTGCCGACATACCCCCATTGCAATCCAACTGCCTTAAAGAGGGAACAACCTCCCCGTTATCATCAATCTCATAATCTGCAATATAGGCTAACTTCTTCACTTCGGGGACCAATATCCTTTCATTGTTCAAAAGAGAAAACCTTTCATGAGCCGGGACTGTTATACAAACCTTGCTTCCAACAGGAAGTCCTTGGTTGGATTCAATGTATTCCTTTTCCAACTGCTCCTTTTCGCCATTCAATCCTTTTAACTTTAAATCGATGGCATCTCTTTTGCTCAGAAATTCTTCCTTATTCATGTTTTTGTCATTCTAATTGATTCTAACATACTTACCTGCTATATTACAAGTCCTTAATATCTCCGCATTATCCTCGCCAAAAGCGATTAAGATGGAACCACAACCGGGTGAATCTCCACGAGTCCCGTCCGGGCGAAAGAAACGAATCCTATTGCGCAAAAACTTCATCGCCGTTGCTTTTTCAAAAATTATGTCTTGAAACATCCTTGAATCGCAACGATTGAAAAGTAAAGCGATACCGTTTCCATGCTCTGCCATTCTGCTGATGAATTTTTCAATTAGAGGTCGGGAATAAGGCGGGTTTAGCCATACACGGCCTTTCCATTCCTGTTTTAACCCATCGACGTTTTTGTTATACATCACCTTAGCTGTTTGCCATAGTGGGTTGACCGGGGCACACGGATCTAAATCAAATTCACCCAACGCATCTACAATCTCCTTCGGTGTATACCATTCATCGGTAGCGCATGCTGACCGTTCAAATTGTGTATTCATACCTAATTCGATTTGAGGATTATTCTTGTTTTTTTACTTCATATCCCTTTTCTCTGAGATACGCTGCTATATACTCATCATCTCCGACATCATTAAGGACATCGAAAAGATAACCTTTTACATAACTGGCTACTGCAACCGCATTTGCATACTCGATGTTCTGCGAAATGAATCTCACTTTCTCTGTTCTTCCTAAGCCTCTGAAGGCTTCTTCAATTTTGCTCATATTTAATTCGATTTTAATTAATTACTTCCGCTAAACCTCCTTAAGCTGTCCATTGACTAGCATATACCATGTGTCAGCCTTAACCTTTTCCCCGTCAACTTCAAACGCCTTGACCTCCTTAATCGGGTAGGTATTACCGTTCCATTCTCCACGTTCTGCGAGGACTATCCAGCAACCTATAGCTCCCTTAGCCTTACACCTGTATCCGGCAGCAAGAGCAATGCTATCCTTGCCGGTGGCTGATGCTGCACCTTGGTAGCCGGTGGCTGATGCTGCACCTTGGTAGCCGGTGGCTGATGCTGCACCATAGTAGCCGGTGGCTGATGCTGCACC